CAACTACGGTCAGGATACCGTCAACCTTAGCAAACATATCCACTGTGCCGCCAAAACCATACTTTTCGGACACTAGCGCGGCCTCGCACAGAATAGGCTCAACCTTGTGCTGCTTCTCCCATGCGAGATAAGACAGAAAGCAATTCTCGGCCTTATCGATGAGATCAGCACGCTCGCCGTTGGCTTCAAACTTCACTCCTTTATTGTGGCAACAAATCATGTCGTGGCCGATCTTGCCCACGGTTGCCAAAATATCAACGTATTCCCTGACATTGATACCGGCAAGGCCGAGATTATTCGCCCACGGGATGAGCGCCGGCTTGTTGAGCACGCCTAAAACCGTAGTGACGCCAGGCAAGAGCTTGCCGGCCTTGTTGTAGTATCGGATGTGCGAGCGTGAGCGTTTAGCTGCTACTGCTTCGGTGTTCATTTAAGACCTCAAAACGGTGGGGTGTCGTCTTCGTCATCCTTCGGAACAATAAACCGCCCATCGGCGTAGGCGCGCATGACGTTATTGACAAAACCAACCCGTGCCGGTGAGCGGTCAATGACTCGTCCAGCACCATCGACCACAATACCTTCATCCGGTTCTAACTGCTTCGCCAATGCATGCGCCGCTTCCGCTAGTGATCGGTAATCGTCCCAGGTGATTTGTCTGAAAGACCCGTTGCTATTGCCATTTGCTGTCGTAGCCGTTGCTTCGTAGATTTTGCCGATCTTGCCAATTTTGTAGGTCCGGGTGCCCGCTCTGTTGGGCTTGTCAGTGACTTCGATCTCAACCGTCTTACCGACCAACGGATCCGGCTCCTCGTTAATAAAACAAACCTCGCCAGTGCCAAGTCTAACCTTGGCCGATGGCCCGTACTCATTTTTCTTATAGTCGGTGAACGATTCAATGGTTGTCTTCATGGTTTCTCCCTTCCTGGTTACGGAATAAATTTGAGTGTTTTCATTTTCTCGCGTTCCGTCGTTTCCTTTGAACGTCCCGCCTCGAATAGATTCAATGAATTGGTGTAGCGCACCTTCGCACGCAATTCTTCGCCGCGAGCAATACACATATTTTTTACATACTCGCGAAACTGCTTAGAGCCTCGGGCCAATCGTTCCAGCTTGGCCTCCGTCATTGTATTGCCGTGCTGCCCTTCCAGGTCATTCATTAACGCCGCTAAATAATTTTTGCGGTCTTCTTCCAGCTGTAAAGCGATTTCATAAAGGCTGGCCCACTTCTGCCCTTCTTCTTGAGCAAATAAGATGAGCCTTTCTAGTTCAGTTCGTTCCGGCTTGCTCATATTGTCCAGCGGCCTTTGCTGTCGTAATAACCCATCTTGTCTAGCTCATCGCCATAGGCCTCTTCCCAGTCGTCCAGACAATACCCACAGAGCGGGATGCCCATGCACAGCCCATCCTCGTGCGCCTCGCGCTCGGCCATTTCTATCTCTTCTTGATTGGTATCGTGCTTGCTCATGTTCCGCTCACCCTTGCCATAATGAAATTGAAAACATCGTTAAACCCAGGATTGCCAGCACTCCATGCCTGCACGATGTTCCAGGCTAACCACCACATAAACGCTGATACGAGGCCGGCAGCGACTAGCCATTCGATGCGATGCTGAGATGATTTCATTGGAGGCTCCTTTATTGATAATAGGATCGCCCGTTGAGTAGCATTTAGATTAGCCCAGTTCATGGCTCACGCTCCTTTCTTCTTAACTATTTTCGACTTGGGTTTCTCCGTGTTCTTTATGATTGCGTCTAGCTTCCAGGGTATTTCCGTGAAGCGGTGACAGTGGAGAAGCTGGTTGAGCGCCTTCAGCTCGTCGCGGATATCCATCAGGGTTGCGAGGTTCGCCACTGGCCAAGAATCCGCCTCGGGCATACTCCACTTAACGTCTTTGTGCCGTGCCATTTAATTCACCATCACCCGGTTGGTAACAGTGCTGATGAAATACTCCATGTTTTGCACTTTCAATTTCAGTTCAACTTTATCTGCCTTGAGATGGCGGTTCTCGATGCGTAGCCGATCCAATTCGTCCAGAACAATATTGACATTGGCGCTCATTTCCAGCGCCTGTAGTCTCAACTCTTCAACACTACGGGCATGCTCATCGAGTATTTCGAGCAAAGTTTTATCAGTCATTGGCTTGCTCCTTGTGTTCTAGGATTGCCGATACCAAACGCGCCAAATAAGCGGATGGCGTGAACTTTGTTTGCCGCGCAGCTTTGCGAATTTGACGCTTCAACTCTTTATCGAGTCGAAACGTCATGGTAGTCTTAGTGCTTTTTTGTTTCATGTGTACAACATAAATCGTATACGTACACAAGTCAAGCACTATTTAATTATTTTTGAAAATAATTTATTGGGGGAGATTTTTCGCTTGCTCTTGCTTGATAGCCATTCGTAAATCAGCCGCCAAGGTCAAAGCAATGGTATAGATGACGCGGCCGTCTTGATCCTTGGTCGGTGTCAGAAGGCTTTCATAGAGCGCGTTGACGAGTGTGTATGGCAGGTCCATAACGTGGTTTTATCTCTGGAGTACAGGGTCAGGCATAGGGGGCATGTTCCGGCTATAAGTGAAATAGCACATTATACAAAACACCGTTCCACTTTGGGGCTCAACGCCCATCATGCCAACGGCACGAATAGAGACTTCGCGCTTTGAGATTTCGGTCCATGCTTCCGGCGGCATCGGCGGCCATCCGCATCCCGACGCAAACCATAAAGCAATCAGTATTGTGATAACCTCAAGTGCGGTTTCTATTTGCTTCATTAAGCCCTCCGAAACCATGCGCGCACGGTATTCACTTTAGCCACGGCCCAAATCACGAAACGATAGTAGAGCTCTTTCATTGAGCCCCTATAGTGATACTCGGCCCGTACCCGGTAAGGACGCCCAAGATCCAGAGCACAAACAGCACAGCAAGAATGACCTGGACTAGATTCAGGATGAAGGCGTCGGCAATGAGCTTAACGGCAATATACCAGGCCAAGGCAAAAACGATGATTCCGACTAGAATTGGAATAATGGCAATGTGCATAAGAACCTCTTTATTCGACTAACGCGGTCAAAGATTTTTGAACTGCCGTGCAGACTTCCCCGTCATCGTGAATCAGTGTTTCCAAATCCTTAAAGGGGATGGCAAAATTGCCTGACAGCCCCCAGTCATCGCCCCACGAATTGCAGCAATAAGCCAATGCCTTCTTGGTATCGGCGCCACGCCACAAGTAGCAATGCCCGCCGACCGCTTTCGCCCGTGGTTTAATCTGAACAATCCCGGCCGCGTCGGGTTTCATAAAAGAGTCATACCAGGTGGTCCCGAGCACGACCGGGCCTTTGGTCAATACCCATTCCACGGCCGGCTGTAAGTTGAAAGCCCATAGATAGCTCTGCAATCGTTTCATTTTGGATACGGCCATGGCCCCGGCCCTAACTGACGTGCCCATTTGCCGTGCGGTATCATTGTCATTGTCCGTCCATTCGTCGAGCAATATCGCTGCATCGTAAATCTTGAGCGCCATCGACTCGTCTGCGGTGCTCTGAATCGGCGCGCACCTAAGAAAGTTGGTCCACCCGTTTCCTACGCAGGTTCCAAAATCGCCCTGGTCTAAGTTTTTAGACGCAATGGCCCACTTCTTAGTCGTAGGCAATACGGTTCCCGCCTTTGGCAAAAGCCGTTTCATCAAGTATTGTTTGTCACGCGCATCAACGCTCGGTCGCCGGCCAAAGTTTATATCCATGTTTTTCCCTTCAGGCGGGCCAAGGAATTCCCCAGCCCGCCCATTGGTCCATTTACTAAGGAGTGGGGACTTGTCCGACACCCTTCAACTTATCGACTTCCGCCTGCAAACCGGCCTTCACTTCGTTTGCATCGGCTTCCGTCATACCCGGTACAATAGCAGCGCTTAGATCAGCGATCCGCTGCGCGATCCGGTTCGTCTCCGCGTCTGCCTGTGCAAGCAAATCGCGGTATTCCTGAATTGTTGGCATTGCCATAGTTTTACTCCCTCTTGTTCCTGAGCCTATGTTTTACCGACACCTTTGAGCTTTTCGACGTGCGCTTTGAGCCCATCGAACACCTCCCTCTCTTCGCTTGTATTGAGGCCCGGCCTCTCATGTATTATATCACTAAGCGCCCTTACCCGCTTGGTTAATGTGGCAAACTTGCCTTTTAGACTGGCCACGTCCTTAGTCAGTGCGTGCAGTGGGTTTGGTTTTCGCATTAGGATTTAGCTTCCTCTATCTTTTTTTCTACCGTTGCAGCTTCGACTTGTTTGACGGTTGAATGGGTGTTGTAATCCTTAGCCGATAGTCCAAGCAGCCCGCCGCCTATTGCGGACACCACGCCGGGAAGCCACTTATATTGTTCCGGTATCGGCGCGCCCAATGCTGCGGTGCCGACTGCGAGCAGGATCCCGCCAAGAGTCGTTTTCCAATTTTGCATTTAGACATTCTCCTTCATTGTTGATTCCGATGTTAATTCCGATCGGCCGGCTATATTACCTTCAAGTAGCGCCAGCTTTCGGGTTGCTTCTACGAGACTGATGCGCATCCCGTCCGTGTTGTGCTCTAGCTCGCTAAACTTGTAAGCGGTAAACATGATGGCGGCACCAATAAACAGCAAGACAGCGAATATTGCCACTGAGATATAAAAAGCCTGCGTGGCGGCCAATTCAGCGGCCTTGGCGGCTATTGCGGCGTTGATGATGGCCTCGGGACTAAAGCCGCCTTCGCTTGCTGCTAGGGCAAATAGACTAAACATTATTTACCTCTGATTATTGGTAGAATCACGCTCATATAAAAACTTCGGTACGCAGGGGAACAGATCAGTAGGCATCCCGCGCCAGTTGATAGGCTTCTCCGGTATCTGTGACTGCACAAACAGGCTGAGCTTGATTTGACACGTTATTTGGTCATGCTCATTGGATCGTTGAATATTTTCGTAGATATCCAATCCAGCCATAGCCACAAGCATGATAAACATCAAAATTTCCAGTGCGTTTTTGCCGCCTAACGATAAGGATCCAAACCCTGTCGTCACGTTGACGGAATTTGCATCACTCGGTTCAGCCATTTACTTACCCGTGGTTGCGCATTGCGGGTTGGTGAACGGCCCCCCTCTCGCCCGCATCTTGGCGCAATAGGTTGCGTAGGTTTTTAGCCGATCCCAATCCCATGTTGCCGCATCAGGTATATTGCTTACCAGGTATATATATTTTGAATTTCCCCTCGCCGATTTGCCCCATATCTCGGTAGTATTGGCCGGGTCTGAGTTCCACGACATGCGGATTGTCGAGGATGAGATTGACGACAAGGTAAACCCGGTAACCGGCCCTGGGACAACGGGCACGATAATTACAGCCGTAGTGCCGCAGGCTTCCGGGGAGTATGGGCCGTTGCCGACAGTGTTAAACCACCGGGCTCGGTAGCAGTAGGTGAATCCCCCTGGCGCAGGGTTGGGTACGTTGATTGTTACCGTAGTGACGGTGACACCGAGTGATTGCACCTGCGCATAGAGCGCAGAGCCGGTTTTCTGCTCCAGTTTAATGCCTGTAGCCGCATCCGACTTATCGGCCAAAACTACCTGCGGATCCCATTTGATAATAAAGTTATGAGTCTGCGCGCCGGCAGTGGAAGCCGCGAGCATGGCGAGCAGCAGAGCGAACAATAACGACGTTTTCATTAGTGACTCCCTAACTTTAAGCCGGTGCCAGGTCCAACCTTCAGACCTGTGGCACTTGCGGCCAGCTTGAAGGCCAAAATATTGACCGGTGCCACAACTGAACAGTTCATATCGCCCACCACGCTTGGCGTTTGATTTCTGACGCATGCCGCGCCGGGCACGGTGTTGGATCCGGCCGTGATCGGCAGGGCGTAGTTGTACGCTCTCGGCTCGTCTAACGCCCCGGCAAACTGCTCCCCAAACTCGCTAGCGCCTATCTGGAACGGTCCGCTAGATGGCTCCATGATGCCCGTTGCCGGTGCAGTCGCTTCCAGTACGCCGTTTCTATACAGCAGTAAATTAAACCCGTCATAGGTAACGGCTAAGTGGGTCCATATGCCGGTAGCGAGCGGAGCTCCGCAGACCACAAAAGTAGGCCCGCTTATGCCATTGACGTGAAGCAAACCAGCCGCGGCACCGCTACCGATGGCGGGGCAAGTAACCGAATCGACCGAAGCGAATAATTCATACATCGGACCGCTGCCCACAACACTGTTGGCCTTGGCCATGACTACCCGGTAGTCCGTATGGATCGCTGACGGCTGCACCCAGGCCGAAAGCGTGAACGATTGAGTAAAGTCCAGGGAGTTGTTAGCCGGATCGGGAATAACGAGCGATTGATCGATCCCGTCAAAGCTTATGGCGTTCCCGAACCGCCCCGCGGCCTGCCAGGTCGGTGCACCGACAAAGGTGGCGTCATTGCCGTTGCCCGATGAGTCGATTGCAGTCGTGCCGCTACCCGCTTCAAACCCCCAAGCGCCGGCCAATGTGTTGCCGGGAAAACTCGGGGTAAAGGTAACCGTGAGGGTGTCGTTAGAGGCGTTGCCGCTGCCATCGGTCACTATGACAGTGATGAGATTGACGCCGGGGGCCAGTGTCAGATTATTGATTACCCAGTTTGTCAATGAGGGTGGTGCCGTTCCAACTGCGCTGCCCGAGGTAACTGCGCAACGATCGCATGTCCATGTGATTGTGCCAGGGATAGGGGCTACGACCCCGTTATCAAAATCATCTAGCTCCACGTCCGTTACAGAGTTACCCGTGAACATTCCAATGCCGGAAAATGTTCCGGTAAGCGGGATTGGATCGGCATAGGTCGTGAACAGCGTACCGTTGCGAAAAATAGAAATATTACCGCCCGCGTCAATGGTCGCTTTGAGCCGGTCGCCTTGCGCCCAGGTGAACGAAGAAAAATCCTCATGCACCAAAGAACAAGGTCCGTTTTCGCACCTATAGATATAAGTGGTCGAGCCGCTATTAGTTGCACCGATATAATAAAACGTATCAGTTGGCGGCGCAGTTGCGCGCAGGATAACCGCTCCGTCACCATTTAATCCTGGCGCCAACGTCGCAAGCGTCACCTGCGCGGATTGCACTAAACCTACCGGCGTGGCCCAAGTCCGTACCGTCTGCCCGAGTGCCGCACTGCGCACCTTTTGACTGATGATAGTGCCGTTGCCCACTCCTGTATAGTTGCCCTGCCAATTTGCGCCCAAGACGCCATCAGCACGATTGAAATCGTCTGTTACGGCCTCGGCCCTTACGGCCAGTACCAAAAACAAGAGGAGTAGGAATAGTTTTTTCACGGTAGATTACTGGTCCCGCCTAACGAGAAGAGCGGCTGTGTGACGCTAAGGGTCGGATTGGAAGTCGGGTTGACGATGGTAACTACGGGAGAAGTGCCCGATGAGACAAATTCATAAGCGCCAATATCCCATGGCGAAGTTCGCGGCAGTCCGTCAAAATCAACATTATACGGCGAACCGAGAGTGCTGACGCCCTGGTCCTTGGCAAAGGCATTTGGCCCGAGGTGAAAGTTACCAGCCGCCGCGTTGACAAACGTATTCGCCACGGTGTCGATTACATTGTTTGAGCCAAAACCGCAGTTTGCAGAGCAAAGATTATGATCGGCCGTCACGCTGCCAGTGCCATTGGCAACCAGCGCACCGGCATTATTCGAGCTGATATTATTTCTGGCTGTAACGCCATTGTTCAGAAACAAGGCAAAGTCACTATTGATATTGCCGTAGAGCGTATTGCCGTAGAAAACAGTGCCCGTCTCGTCACCAGAAAAATAGGCTTCCAACGGCCGCCCGCAGTTCTGGTAGATGAGATTGTTATAAACTTTGTGGCTCGTCCCTTGGATCAGCACCGCACCGATATTCGTGGTGCAGCCGTTGTTATAAACCCGATTATTGGCAAACGTGTTGTTCGTCGGGTTGCCGTCCGATTTATAAATTTGGATGCCGTATCCGGTATTATCGTGGATGTCATTTCCAGTAATAATAGTGTTTGGGCTTTGGGCATAGATGCCGTAGGATTGTCCGTTCACGTCACCAACTATTCCGTTGTTGTGGATATTGGAGTTCAATATTTCCACGCCCGCAGACGGATCGACAACTATGACACCGTTGCCGCCGTTTTGCGTTTGCCCGTTTTTGACCTCCATTGAGTCAAGGCGCACAAACGGGCTTTGAATCTTTATATTTGACATGCCGTTGTTGACATTCGTCCCATCGATAATGAAATTCCGGTTATGGCCCATGAACCATAGATAATAATTTGTCCCGGTAGAAGTGGTGCGAATGACTGCATTGCCGTTGGCTGTCTGTGGCAGCACCGTTACTATTTCTCCGGCTAGCGCTTCGATAATCGATGCACCGGCCCAAGAGGTTGCGCGCGGGTAAGTAATGCCGCCCGCCTCCTCGTCTAGCCGCTCGTTGTAGGTGCCGGCGCGAATGATGAGACGGTTACCGGATGCCATGCAATTAACGCCCGCCGTGATGGTGGACTTATACCCTGCATCGGTAGTCGGGGCCGTGCCGCTGGCAGTACAGCCCGACATGGTGCCGGTGGGCCTTACCCAATACGTAGTGTTTGGCGTATAGGTAATCGTGAGGGTTGCCGCCGTCGATACGTTCCCCGCTGCGTCATGGGAGACTACGTTTAGCACATTAGTGCCGGCCACGAGGTCGAGCGCTGGGATAGTCCAACTTATTGACGTACCTGGTGAGCTGGTCGCCGTACCGCCCTTCGTCACGCATTGAATACAGGTCCAAGTTACCGAGGTAACGGATACGTTATCGGCTGCTGTGCCGCTGACTGCTATGGGCGAGGTAGTAGACGAAGTGGTCGGCGGTATCGGACTCGTGATTGCCACCGTAGGAATGGTGGTGTCAGGAGTAGCGCTCGGGTCGGCTATGGGTTGCGTCGATATAATCAATTCGTCAAACCACATAGCCGCACCGCTCGGGATCGTAGCGATGCCGGTATAAGGACTGAAGTAAACTTTGCCGTATTTGAGTTCAGTTGGATCAGTCATGTACTTGGCAACCACTGGGCCGGTCCAATTCACGACGTCTTCCAGAGGTTGACCGTCGAGCCCCGCACGCATCAGGATTTGCCCACCGTAATAGCAACTTGGTAAATTAGTTCCTATAGCGCCGCGATTGCCATCGTCGTAACAGAGCCCTCCCGTTGGTCCAGTTCCCAAACTACCAAGAGCTATTTTATACGAGTAAGTCACCCACTGGTCGGGGTGATAGCCGAAACAATTCCCCTTTGGCGGGAAGATATTTCCCGCATTAACATTGTCGTAGGTGCATCCAACGCCGGTTCGCGCGTTTTGTAACTTCCACGTGCCAGGTGTAACAGCCTCTATATATTGAAAAGACTGAGGACCCGGACAGCCGTTATACCAGCGTGGAACAGCATTGGCGGCAACGCCATATAGATTTTGATTGACAAGCTCATTTTCCGTACAGCTTGAGAAGCAGTTTGTGGTATTCGATGTAGAACAGCCCGGTAAATCGGGTCTTGTGGATACCCAATGGATTTTATCGTTATCCGTCAGTATTGCTGGAAAGTATGATGCTGTTATTTTCTGGCGAAACTGCACATAGTAAGTCTGATTCGCGCCGAACCTGATAGAGAAATCGGCGGCGGGGTTGGCCCAATATGCCCCTGCCGCACCACCGCCCGACCCTGGCGGAATGGTAAATTTCAGTGACCCGGCGCCGGAAACTTTATCCGTTATATCTATCGTCGGACAAAGCTGCGGATTAGCAGCGCAGGTTGAGTGTATCGAATCGGTGGGGCTGTGCCCGCGAGCACTGCCCCAACCGTCACCACCAAGGTCGGCATTCGTATCGAATCCGTTACAGAAAAGCACTCCAGGGCCATTACACCGCGTCGCGAAATCCGAGCCGCCGCCTGCATTGGACACCGTGACACTCACGCCCGTCGATGTAGTGCTGTTTCCTGCCGCATCACGCGCCGTTGCGGTGATCGTGTGGCTGCCGTTGGTGGCTGTAGTGGAGTTCCAGCTAATAGAATAGGGCGCAGTCGTGTCTTCTGTGCCCGTAGCGACACCATCAATCTTGAACTGAACGCCCGCCACTCCAACATTGTCTGAAGCCGTGGCCGTAAGAGTCACGGCAGCGCCCGATACCGTGGCGCCAGCACTCGGCACGGTAACAGCCACGCCCGTCGGCGGAGTCGTATCGGCTACGCTGGCTGATGGTTTATAAACCCAATATTCTGCCGATGAGGTGCCGTTATAGCGAAATTTCCAAAAGCCAATGACTCCGTAAGTCGAAATCGGGGTCGCATAAAAATCAAGTCCGCAAATATTATTCCGCGTTATGTTGCAGATTTCGCCGGGACTGGAAAGATCGCTATCAATCAACGTCCATTGCTGGCCGGGAGTTCCAGTAGGATTGAGTCTCCACAGTTGCCCAGTCGCTGAACCATTACAGCCGAAGAACATAATGTTTCCAGTATTCGGGTCTTCGGCCACCTGAGAGAAACCGCCGACGGTCGTATGGAAAAAACATGGTGCATTGTCCAGTTGAGTGATGACCCCGTTGGGAGTGCCATTGTCGGCAATGCGCCACCATTGAAGGTCACTGCCGCCGAAAATCAGGACATTCTTGAGTGTGCTTCTATGCGCATTTTGGAGTGTCGCCAACGGCACTTTATATTTGCAAACAGGATAGGACTGATCTATGGCTCGCCAACCTTGGCCTTCGGTATAGCCATAAACGGCGCCGCAACCAGCACCAGCCGCGCCGGCATCATAAAAAACTAGCGTCCCGCCGTTGAGCGTAGGATGCCAGCCTAACGCGGCCCCTTGGTCGTAAGCCGCAAGTGGAGTTAAGCCAGGAATCCCCTCCCAAGTACCGGCTTTCCCGGCGCAGTACGATGGCACGTTATTGATGCAGTAACGATGAAACTCAAGAGTAGCTGATCCGGTAAAATATTTCTTTATATAAATCGTCTTGTTGATGTCGTCATAGGCAATGCTGCCGTAAACATGGACACCTTGAACGGGGTCGCCGTTGGTATAGTGTGGATAGGCATTGTTGGTTGTCCACGTCGAAGTTGCATCGTCGTAAATTGTTAATGGACTCCAACAAGCATGAGGAAAATTCGGCCATGCCCCAGGACATTGCAAACTTCCTGCATTATTGTGCTCGGCGTGCTCAAGGTATAATTTCTTTGCCGTCGAGTCCCAGGCCGGTTGGCCGCCATCAAATCCCGGTCCCGGCCCGCCGCCACCCGCTAGAGGGTCCCATGCTGGCGCTACTGCCGTGGCGTTGAGATTAATCATCCCGCTGCATTGCCGCCATTGCCCCGGTGCGGTCGCCGCCGCGCAGGCTTCGAGTGCAGTTGCAGACCAAACCTTAGCCGGCAACAGCAACAAAAACAAAATAAATATGAATCGTTTCATTGGACAACCCTATGACGCACTCCGCCAGCACCGGCAGTAATAGCGGCCTTGAAGGCGACGGCGTTTACTCCCCAAGAAGTATTGGTAACATTGGTCCAGATGAGCGTTTTGGACCCTGCTACACCGACCGCTACATTGTCTGACGCATTGCCGTAATAGCCGGGGTTCGATAAAACCAGGTCACTGTAGCCGCTTGGCATGGTCGGCTTGCCGCCGGTAGAGTCACAAGCGGTTACGATCAAATCGCCCGCTGTGGCGGTGGTAATGCTAATGGTAGGATCGCCCGTTATTCCAGTGACTGACGTAGCCGTGGCGTCGGGTTGCCCTGTAGTCTCCTGGCCCTGATATTCAATGGCAATTGCAGCGCCGAAAGCATTGGCGTTGAAATTCAGAGTTATCGTCTTATCACCGCCAGTGGTATTGTTGGCGAGATACCAGACTGAAAACGTATCGTTGTTGGCCGTCATATTGGCGGCAGTAATGCGGGTTGCGTCGGCTTCGCCGGATATATTCACCGATGTTATTGTTCCATTGCCAGGATCAATATTGTTTCCAAGCACAATAACGATCATGCGCCCGATGGTTGTGCCTGTAAGTGTCAGCGTTAACGTAGATGAACCGGCAACCTCGTTATGTACGGGGCCAACACCGCGAGTTATCGCGGCTTCAACCATCGCGGCGGGAAATATGAGTAAGACGAGGGCCAGTAGGAATCTTTTAATCAATCGTGTAACTCACAACCACATGGTGCCAAGTCGCCACCCCGCCCGCCGTCGCAGCCTTGACGCGGATAACGTCCTTCGCTGCTAGCGCAATGGTCGCACCGCCTGCCAGCGTGACAGTACCGCTCGATGTGGTACCGGAATCGCAGGCCGCCGCCGTAGTAATCCGCGCGCATGCATAGGCACCGGCCGCCGCCGTGGGTAACGTGGCGCTCAAAATATCCGCCACTGAACCGCCAACAGGCCGCCAGCGCTCGAGCGTCAAGGTCGGCGTGCCGCTGCTGGCAAACACGGCCACTTCGTAAACGTGTGACGCCGCTGGCACGTCGCAGCGCCCGGTGATCTGAGCATCGGCCAACACGGTTGCCGATTGGGTATCGTTCTCGATGATGCACTGACGGCGGGTAAGCACTACGGCAGACTTGGCCGCGGTGACAGCGTTGGCCGCAATCGTGGCCGCATTGCTACCGCTCGTGGTGATGTCGCCGCTTAACTCGGCTGCGGTCATGGCTGAAGCGCTGCCGCGCATCAGCCCTACCAGGGTTGAAGCCGTGCCCGTGCCGCCGTTCGCTATTGGGAGTGTCCCGCTAACATCAGCGGCTAGGGCCACAGCTGCAAACGATGGCGCGCCGGCCGCATTGCCGTGTAAAACGGTCGTGGTTGTGCCGAGGCTGCCCAAGACAGAGGTTGCCTGACTCCCTGCACCTAAAACTATACGCGAGGCAGTTAACGCCGCTGCACTGGTCACGCAGGTCGGACAAGATAGGGTCGCTGACGTTGTGATTGGCGCCTGAGTCGTGGACAGTGGCGCGCTGATCGTAACGCTCGTGACCGTTCCGCCCGCGCCGGGGGCGCCACCGTCGATCAATAGGCCGTTAGCGTCGGTCGTGATCAAGTGGCCTGCGGTGATGGCTCCGGTAGAGGGGCGGATGGTTCCGGAGAAATTGAGGACCGTCCAGGTTTTGTCTGTACTGGCGATTCCACTGGTATCGAAAATAAGAAAAGGCGCAGCGCCGACGGTAAAGCCGGTTGCGGCATTTATCACGCCGCCGCTCTCAGACAAGCTGCCTGATGTGTCCGCGGTAGTGGCGCCTGTGGCAATTAAATATTTCGCGGTGGTCATCCCCGTCAGCCCGGTGCCGCTGCCGTTGGTGCCGCAGGTAATCGTCAGGGGCGATAAATTGGTGACGTTTAGGTGATTTGATCCCGACTCGATGCAGAGCGGAATAGCCGCTGAACTCATGGTGGCGGCGCCGGTAAAGTAAGGCACCTTCGCATTGGCTCCGACAATAGCGGCCAAGGAGGTCAGGTTTGCGTTGAGTGGTTGGGTTTCCGCCGTGGTCGCCACTGTCAGGGTCGAGCCATTGGCTCCATATTTGACCCGGTTGCTCGTGCTGTCATACGCGAAGCGCCCGGAAAGCGTCGGTGCGGCACCGGTGGCCGTGGGTACGGTAAAGGATAGGGCATTTGCAAAATTCTGATCCCCTGTCGAAAACGCGTTGCTCTGATCGGTCTGAACGGCCAATGAGCCCAGATTAAACGTCGGGTTGGCACCGCCCGTTGGATTGGTGATTGATATCCGGTTAGTTGTGCCGGTAAGCGTAACGGCGTTATAAGTGCCTGACCCGGTTCTCGCCATAAATCCGGACAATGCAAAATCAGAGTCTCCTATCAGTCGCGTGGAAGCATTGGGCAGAGTATAGGTTCTGGTAGTGCTTGCGGTTTGGCCGCTGATATCAAATTTGGCGATTTTGCTCGGCGTAGCTGTGTCTAAGATACTAAAGTTATTCGAGTTAAAGCTATGTGTGCCGGTCCAAGCATAATTTGCACTTTGGTCCACCGTCCCGGTTGAGGAACTTGAAAGCACGCGCCAACGGAGCGTAGTTCCATCGTATTGTATGGCAACCGAGTTATCTGGTGGAATAGTTTGATTTGTACTAAGGGCAAAGCGGTTTATATCCGTTGATGTTCCACCCTCATCCATTAGGACAAGGTTGAAACCCCCGACGTTGTGTATAATTAAAACTCGTCCATCGGCGCCGCCCGCTATTCCTGTAATGTTGCGGCTCGAATCGGTAGTGAGCTTTAAGACGCTGGCCGTAGACAGCCCTGCCGGATTGTAGTTGTCCTGAGTGGCAGTGATTTGCGCCGGGGAGATACTGCCGATCAATTCAAATCGATTGAATTGACCCAATGGGGCGGCGATATTGCCAACAATTCCACCACTGACCGTAAGAACCTGAGAACCGAGATTATAGGTTAGTCCAGCATTGGCGCCCAAAACACCAGCGTTATTGACCTGAACTTGAGTATTTGAGCCAGCGGCACCGCCAGCGGCCGCTACACCACCACCAACGGGCACCCATGCGCTACCGCTCCACTGACAAATATTTTGAGAAGACCCGCCGCCTGTTGTGCATGTGGTTCCGTTGGCTGCGTCGGTAACAACGACTAAGGTGTTAACTACTGGGCTTGCCGGCTTGGTGGCATTGGTAACGCGGGGTATCGATGAAGTATCGAGCGTCTGAAAATTGTTATTGTACTGCTCGCCCCATGTGCCGGGCGCGGCCGGGGGTAAGGCCAGGTTACGGTTCGGAGTGAATTGAGTTTGTGCTTGGGCGTAGTGTGCAAACACAAGCAGCCAAAAAAGTGATAATAGAAAGAACTTTTTCATTCCGTTACTTCCCACCGCGTAGCACCTAAAGACCCGGCGCCAACTTCCTCAACTCCCCCGAGCTTAGCTACATCCTCTAAACTAGTAGACTTCCAGACGTTTGCCATTGTAGTAGTCGGTCGCCACACAGTTGCCCCAAGGCTACCCGCCCCAACTTCCTCCATGCCGCCGATCTTCGTGATGTCGTTTAGACTGGTATCTTTGAATGTCTCAGCCATTCGTTCGCGACGCCTCGTTATTGCCCCTGATCCCCGAGTTTCTTTAACTCTTCGATGAGCCGGTTGATCGTTATCTGCCCAATCGGGCCGCTGACATATGGAGAGGCGGCGGATCCTGCGCCCGGCTGTCCGGCAAAGTTAGGCAGACCAATCCCACTCTCCGACAATCTGCCGCGAATACCCGAGCCGCCGAAGAATAAACCCGTGCCCGGTATCTTTACTTTAGTGTCGCCAGCGCCTAGCGGAGCGCCACGCCTTGCCGCGGCTCCTAACTCGTCCGCGCCAACCTTCTCCATTTCCGCCGCCGCCATGTTATGCGCGCGGGCAAGCGCCCCTGCATTGATTTTCGGGCCCGTTGCACCTTGTTGAAAAATGTCCTCGGCATTTTGCTTAATCATATCGAGCGTTGTTACACCCTTACGAAAAGAGTCGTTTAGTTGGTGGTAAATATCTCCGGCGCCTGCGGCAGCTTCATCGAGTTTGTCCGCAATAGCTTGGCGAATTTCAGCATTAGCCTGCCTCATTTCACGGCCTAGAATCTTCCCCTCCTGGGATTTAGATAATATCCGCGCCCGTGCCCCGATTTCCTGTGCGGCTGCGATTGCGTTATCGACTGAGATTGGCTGGCCTGAGGTCTTTCCGCCAAAAACAAGGTGGGCCGGCGCCGTAGCACCCTGTCCCGTGATGTTTTGCGTGATAGTGCTGATATTTGAGTTATAGTCTGACTTGGGTAAATACTTATTGATAATCCCGCTAATGGTAGGGTCTTGCAAAAACGCGTTTGGTCCAACTTTGCTTTTAATTTCCTCTACGCCGGTTTTGTACGCGTCATCTAGTGCGGTTTGACCCTTGCCGCCCATGACCACATCAAAGAACCGTGTTGGGGTGAATTTCTTTCCACCAACACCGGGGATAATCTCGGCTAGTTTAGAGCCATACTCATCGAGTAACTTCTGCGCTCCACCTTTAAGTTGCCGCCCAACATAGCCGGCCCCGGCGCCGATCGCCTTACCTACACCCTCGCCAAGCATCTGACCTGCCGCTGCGCCGCCTGCTTCCTTCGCTACTTCGGTAGGATCTCTTTCCCCACCTGCTGTACTACCAGCCGCTGCGCCTAGAGCGGAAGCGCCTGCACGAAAGAGCCACGGGGCTATCTTTGCACCTGCTGCTACCTCTGCAACGCCGGGTATTGCGCCGGCCGCGGTCAAACCGGCCAATGCGCCCCACTGCCCAGGGGTGTCAGGGATAGCATAAGACGCGACCTTGCCGACAGGCCCCCATTTTTCAACCGTCTCTCTTGGCACCCGTGCAAGCTTGGTCAGTGTGCCTTCTTCTTTAACAGGCGCAAAATCTTCCCACGGTGCAGGCGTTACGGACGGAAGTCCAGGTGATCGAGGCGCTTTCCATGCGGCCGCTGTCGGCGCGTCCATGGGAACGATATTCGCGTCCTGACTCGTTCCCTGCTGATAGTCTTCCCACGGGCCAGCCATTATTGAACCTTCTCCCAACTATTTCGATCAGCCGGATTACCGCCCTTGAAACGATAACCCTTACTGATAGTGCCGACTGCCGGTGCTCCTGCCCCTTGTCCTGTTGGAGCAGAGCCGCTACCCGAGCCGCTAGGCGCTCCCCCGCTGTAGCCGCCTTGGCCTGCCGGTGCCGCTGGCGCTACGCCCATTTCTGTAATTACATCTCGCGGGTTAATATCGCTTTGCTCGGCTAACCGCGTATATTCTTGGACTCGCTGTTCATGTTGCCTGGCCGATGCGTCATAAAGATTTTTGGCCGAGTTTCTAAGTTGGGTTACCTGTTCAGGGTCTAATCTTTTACCACTCCATGCGCGCTCAAAGGATTGTAGGCCGTATTTAGCCAAGAGTGGGCGGGCGTTTTGTATGAGATTAAATTCGGAGCCCGTGACTATATTAGGGTCTTGCATCTTAATAAAGTTGTAGATTGCTGCCACTTGACTCATTGGGTCATTACTTTTTGTAGCCGCATCAATGCGGTTGTAAGAATCCCCCACATCGCGGAAGTTTTTACTCAATGTGGTAAATTCCTTGCGCAACACGGTTGCATTGCGTGTCCTATTTCTATCCGTCGTCGTGTCGGCGCGGTCGTTGGCCGCTGCGATCCTATCACGGCCTAGGTCCAACTGATTTTGCATGCCTTGCTCTTTTAGCTTGAGCATTTGATCGTTAAAGTCCTGCTTAGACTGTGAGTCTTCTTTGGTGGGCAAGAACTGCGTAATTCCTGGCCGGTTAATAGTTGCCACTGCTTGCTGCGATGGTTCACCGTTTGGCCCAGGTATGTTCGGCAACCCCTTAATGGCCTTCTGCGCCTGCGTTTCCTTGTCTATTTCTCCCTGCGTCTTTTGAGTGCTCGCCTGCTTGCCGGCAATAGTGGCCGGAGTCTCTAACATCTTGTTGAACTGCTCGGGGTTGGCGTTATTAAGCTGGCCAAACTTCATCATGAAGTTTAAGTCCAGCGGCCTTTCAGGTAAGGCGGGAGTTGCCGGAACATCCGGCCCTTTTACTAACGATGGGCTGGCTTCTGGCCTCGGTGACGCTTCTAGACCGGGTTGTGCCGCATATTGGTCACGAAGTTTATTAAGCCCTTCCTGGCGTACTCCGTTCAAAGCTGGGCCAATCACCTTCTCCATCAAGTTTTCGGCACCCTTGAGCGGAATACCCGCTTGAAGTGCAGTTAACATAAATTTAGACCCTAGTGGACGAATTTGATTTTCATCGGTGTTGGCGTGAATTTCCTGAAGCAATGCCGGTAATTGATTATTGACAAAATCGTGCTCGCGCTTTGCTTGATCGTTCAGCGTTTGCTGGCCCGTCGTTTGACCGCCAAACGCCTGCGCTACGTTGCCGACGACCGTGCCGCGTCCCGCTTGTGCTAAAAAGTCTGCTAGTCCCATAATCAATTACCTGGCTACATGAACAGAGACAAAAGGGAAGCAGCGCCAGTGCTTTCGGTGCCGCTGCTGCCGCCGCCGCTGCTGCTAGCTATGCCGCCTTGACCGCTCATGCCGCTGCTTGTACCGTAGCTCGTGCCTGATCCCTGAGAGTACCGTCCGGACTCAATGGCTAGGGCTATCTTCTTCATCCAGGAATCAAGGAGGGCCTGTTGAGTCTGCTCGTTAAACGCCGTTTGTCGTGTAGCCTCGCCCGTATCGAAAGCCGTTCGTGACGCCCCTTGGCCCACATCGAAAGCCGTTTTTCGCCCTGCTTCGGTTGTCTCCGCTCCTAGTCGGCCCTGGAACGCATCGCGTGCAGCCTGTTGGAGGTTGCTAAGGTAAGACCGGTCCATTGAGGAACGCGCCGAGCCTTCAAGATATTGCGACGGTGAATTGAGTGCCCCGGACTGTGCTAACTCCTCTCGCTGTTGTGCGACAGATTGATCGTATGCTTGTTTTAATTTGGATTGTTGGGTTCCGTAAAGGGAATTCTCCAGCTTGTCAAATCCCCCCGGTGCAACCGAAGTAAATTGCGCCCCCGTATACGCGCCGGGGGTATATTGCGGGTTGTATGTTGGATCCGTAACCCCGGCCTTGGGTGTAAATGCGTACTTTCCAGTCTTATCGTTTTGGCCCACCTGAGCCCAATGCTGATACGGGTCGCCTTTATAGTCGTTACTCTGAGCAACTTCCGGGTGCGCCTTCACATACGCGGCCGCGTCGAAGTTCTCCGGACTCTGATCGTATGAGGACTGGCCGCTGGCAAACTGCCGCGCCTGGTTCAGGAAGTCTGCGTTATACTTAACTCCGCTCTCCGAAGTCTGCTCTGACTGACTTTTGCTCTTCTGTTTACTGCCGCCACCGCTGACGCACTCGGCAAGCGGGCCTGAATATTCGTAACTGTCGCGTTCAATAACTACGCCAGTAGTCAAGTCGATTATAACTTTAGTTGATATGCGCATTAGTTTGCCCATAGCGGTTATTTCTCACGAAATGAAACTCGTATTCCTCGTCCTTGTGGCGGTGAAACGCATAGGCGCGGGCGTTCAATCCCCTCACTATCTGACTGATTATTCTTAGCGCGTTGCCCGGAGTAATGAGTACAGCCACAAAAACCAGCGGCCCCGCAGTTAAATCGCATTTCAGCAGCACGTTAAAATCAAGGAGCCTAACCGCATTGATAAGCTCAGGGTAAAACTGCACATAGCCGAGCAAAAACCGTCTGTCAGGCTCATAGAACAAACGGTCATTTTTATGGCATAGCTCAAGAGTGTCATCTATCTCATTGTCGGCTAGGAACGGAAAGTGTTCCACCATCAGCTGCTCTAGTTCGCCCATTCGCTCGTCGCCGCCTCGTTAGAATATGAGTATCCGTAGCGATACAGTTGAAATATTGCTTTTCAAATAGATATGACCCGTATCCCAAACTGTGTTGCCTGTGTATAGCGTCGCAGCCTTATCCTGAGCGATAACAAGCCACCCGAGCGGTATAACCCCCATGCCATGCTCTATTGAAAACTCCACATCGGCACCGGCACTGGTCACCTCAACAAATTCCGTCTTATCAATCGCTTTGCCGACAATCTCTTGAAACTGCGGCTGATTATCCCAGGTTTGCTGCACTAGCTTCATTTGACCATCCAGCAACTAGAGCCCACTCCGAAAATAACGTTTCCCGGTTTATCCCAGAATGCATTGATTTGTAAAATCTGGTCTGCGGTACTATCAACGGCCAACCCGGTTGAATTAAGAAACTGATTCTGGCCTGTTGCCGAGCCCATATAGAAATTGGGATCAGACGTCTGTAAAAACATGCGCCCTATACCGTACTGCGCATTGACCGCCCCGCGCGCCCTGAGCGTTATATCCACGTGCGCGGCGACGTTTGTTTGAGATATACCCGTAGCGTTTGTGATAAGAGGGTCAAAAAACAGGGTGCCGCCAAAATAGTATTTTATTTTGAAAGTCGTATCCGTGGCAATATTGATTAAAAAATCCTGCGATAAGTACAGATAGTTGTCTGATCCAAGCGCATTTGCCGCAACGAAAATCGGTACATAAAGTTGCGCCTCGCCTACAAATGCCGAACTTGGCTCGCCCACATCGGTTGAAACAGTAGATAGCGTTACATTGAAGTTATTAAATAAAGTATTTACGTTGGCGTTTGTTGCCGCTAAATCGCTCGTCAAGTTGTGGACTTTCGCTTGCTGGATATTAGCGGTGGCGGCGATATTGGCATCTAGCAACCCGCCATTATGGTCTGCGTAAATCGTATTCAGCTGGTCGTTGACCTTAGCTGATTCCGCCGTCGTATTCGGCGCAAAATCTCCATGTGGTTTTACAATGATAGCCATATTATGGACTCGCGTTTAACGTAAACACGTCATAGGTGCGCTTATCTTTGATTCGCATTTCAGCTTCGACTTGAAAGAATCTGAAGTCCGAACCGTCGCCGGTGTTCTGAAAGTTGAGCGATAAATAGCGCCCATAGCGGCCGTCTAATACCGAGGTTCGCGCGCTGTTAAACGACGGTCCCGCCCATTTAGCAACGTCCCACTGTCCCGCGTCCCAGACCAAGCTGGCCGTGGTATCGACTGAGACAGAACCGCTAGAAAACTGCCGCTGGAAATAATCGACACCAAAATAAACCGCCTTAGTGGCGTCAAATACCGGCTTAATCCACCGGACTTGTTTGTTTACGGCAGGATCCCCCAGATATCGGGTAGTAAACCCGCACATATAGTCAACGCCCAAATCCTGTTTTCCCACATCGAGCCGGTTAATATGTCCGGTGTCCGATTGTCCGGCTAGAAATTCGCCGTTATCCGCTCCGCCATCCCATTCCGTAAACGAGTCACAGTTAAAACCTGTGTAAAACGTCCACGCTAGTTGCGATCCTGCCATGTCGAGATTAGTGCAGACCCAAAGCGTGTCATTGGGCCCGCCCGCATTGTTAAAACTCAGGAAATACTGGCGTTTCTTGCGGTAATACTTGCCCACGGCATTACGAAAGTATGAGGTGAAAAGCGGGTCTATCTTGGCCGATATGAGCTTTACATCAAATCCGTCAGTCAAATAGATGCCGTCCTTGCCAAGAAATATTACTCCCACCGCAACAACTGTCCCGTTAGATAAAGCTGTCACGGTATCAACGGTCCACGGCGCGATACACCCAACACTGGAGTATTGCCGGAATGCGTTACCCAGGAGCGGCGAGCCCTCAAGGCGCCATAGCCCTGAAGTTTTGCCGCATATAAGAACTTGATTGGCTGCTTTTAAAAAAGACGCCGTGCCGCCTTGATTGTCGCTAATATTTAGCAGCGCGGCCGCTTGCCAAATATTGTCTACATTGAGGTCGGAAAATCGTACTCCCCCACTTGTTAGTGCGTACATGCGGTCAAGGTAAAGCTCAATCTGAAGCGCAACGGGCGGATTACCGCCAACTGCGGCCACGGTTGCGCCGTTATACGACTGCATTGGATCAACGCCATTAGTCCAATAGACTTTATCCTTAGCCGTCCAGGTCACAAAGGAAAACCGCTGCCCGGCAGTGAGAGAGCCTAATATCGCACTTGCTCCGCCCGTAATGTCGTCGATCTGGTAAACATTTGTGTCGGCCGTAGCAAGCTGTAGTCCGATGCCGCTTTGTTTATAGAAACGATAGAGCGTCTTTATTGGACTGACGCTAATAAGTCCGGCTTGCGTGTATCGAGTCTGCCCACCGCGGCCAATCAGGTAACCGGCGGAAACCGGATACATATTAATGCAGTTCAGAAGTTCGTTAGGGGCAATAGCTAGGGGAGCGCCCCTCAGGTTAATTCCGCCCGAGAAGTCTGTAAGTATTTCGGGCTTTAGTGCCACAATGATCTATCCTGCTATCCCTAGCTCTTTGTGCTGCCAGCATACGGGGTAATGATACCGCTTATTGTCTAGGCTTAAATGATAAGAATCTTGCGCCTTCACTTCGGCCTTGCACTGCGGGCAATAGATCGGCTGCAATCCGCCCACCTTGGTTGGGTCGGAGTTGCTGCCCTCTACTTTCTGGGTGAGCGGCTTGATTGCCGGTGCCGGTGCCGCTGTTTTGGTAGGTGTTGCCATTTTTATTCCCCCCTTCGTTCGTCGACGCTTCGTCATAAATCGTTGTAGGCCGTGGCGTGAGGCGCATCTAGGTCAAATTCCTGATCGGAAAACAGCCTCACGATTAGGTTCTCGTATTCCATTTTGGTAGCGCTATAATCGCCCAGATTATCGAACCTTGCCCCATAGCAATATGCGCCCGCGATAATGCAGGGCGTGTGTTTCAACTTCCACTCTGTAATGTCGTCGTTCTCAGTGAGCGATGCCGGGTCTTTATATTTCCAGACATAAAGTTTCTGCAGCTCGGTCGGTACTGCCGGCGCCACATCGCTCGTCGGTATAGGGTGAAGCCGTAGCGTTTTAAGCCCGAATATGCAGTAATACGCCGGCTTCCCGGTCTTTACGAAGCCGTCAATAGCCATCCGGTGCAAAAACTCATCCTGGCCAAGCTTTGTTAGTATGGCGTCGCTGCCTAGAGCCGGAATAAACACCTTGTAAACCTTGTCCGTGTCAGTGTTGAGGTCGTAGTTGCGGCCGCTATTCATGTCCAAACCATTACCGGGCAACATCGTTGCGCGCTCCTCGCGCTGTAGCGAGTGGAGCAGCCCGCGGCTGGCGATATCGTCAAGTACCAGGTTCACCCAGCGGCCAATGTTGGCGCGCATCGGAGCGGAACTGTCTTGCACAAGCTCTACAACAGCCGAAATTATGTCCGCCTTCTTCACGCAGGCTTTTCTGTCTCGCCCTGCAAATAAGCCGGAATGAACGGCGCCTCTTCCTGATGCAGCAAAGACTCGCGTTGGAGCTGCGCCTTGGCCATTTCCTGACCGATAGACGTATCGTCGGCGGCTTTTCGGATGTCGTCCTGCTCGGCGCGGAACTTGGTAATCTCCTCCGGGCTCGCCTCACTCAGTCTGGAGTATGGGTAGCGCTTAAACTTGATCTTTTTGACGAATTTGACCCCCAGAGCCTCGTCCGTAACCGGCACATGGCCGGTAATTACCGCCATGTCAAGCACGTCGAGCACTGATTTGGGCACCGGAACAGGCACGTCCTTCTGGATCCAATAACTGACCCCGCCGGCGCCGACAAAGACGTGCGATTCACTGTCCTCAGGACCCCTGCGGTTTATTTCAATCCACCAGTGTTTTTCTTGTCGCTGGCGATTCTCTTCGTCGTGCTGCGCCATGTCGAGTTTGGCCTGAGTGTCTCGTTCCTGCTCGGCCAAATGCACGGCGTCGAGTACCTGCGGATCTGTTTGCTCCAGTAGTTTGAGCGCTAACGACCGCTTTTGGGAGTCGGACATCCCATCTATTGCCGCTTCCGTGCTGATTCTTGTCTGCATTCCTATTTTCGGCATGAATCCCCCTTTTCTATTTCGATTGCCATAATTTCTGCTTTGAGCTGCCAATACTCAGGCGGTGCAGCCGCTTCCCCCTCCGGACATAGCCATAAGGAACAAAGCGGTCGGTGGTGAGGTGCCACTGTACATCCCGTTTTCGTAAGATATGGCAGCGCACTAATTGCGTTATCACTGGTGAATTCGAGTTGAGCACCGTAAACCCTCCTAGCCCAGACTGTTGCCAGACCGCACCCCACCGGATGACAGCAATGATGGGGTGGCGTGCATTGAGAACATATAGGTTTTGTTAAATCGACTAGCTTCTGGTACAGGTCAACTAGCTCCACTCAATAATTCCTCGCTGGCCCATCCACGAGAGAAAATAAGCCGTCGGATCTTCAAAGTAGTCTCTAATCTCCTGCGCATATGAACTATTAGGGAATACCGGAGTCTTACATATCACCCTAAACCACCTAGCTAGTTGCTCTACTGTTGCCGATGCCGATATGCGACGTATATAAGTGAGGTAACTTTCGCCAAACAGTAATCCGTCACCGATTACTACCGGAACTCTGCCAAGCAGTACCGCCTCTAAAAATCTCTGTGTCGCCTGGCCCCAGCCCGCAGGACATAGCGCATAAGTCCAGCTTGTCATTTCAGCTTCGTAGCGCTGGACGATAGGGCTATCTGCCGGCGTCGGCGCATTCCAGCCTTCAATAATCTCACAGCTCCCCGGCACGTCGGCTGCATCGAACGCCAGCATCATTTTACCTCTGACGCTATTCGGGTCCATTTGCCCACGAAAGTAGAATCCTTGCTTGGCCTCGTGGAGCGGCTTTAATTGTCTTGGATTGGCTAACAAGTCTTTCAAAAACATCGAACACCCAGGCCGTACCATGACATTCCAGTTTCTATGATTGGGCTCCGCATTCATGGCGCTAAAGATTGATCCGCGAAAGGCCTGGTGAATCGGATAGCAAAGCCCAATATCCCCCTCAATATCGAAAACGTGTCGATCCGGGTATTTTACTAAAAACTCGAAGCGGTCCCGCTGGAGTAAAAATCTCTGTTGATCGTTAAACTGGCCGCAGTAAAACAACTCTGCTTCATCCGGCCCAACTAGATCGCACCACTTTGCTATCCCTGCCTCAGAGAACGGTACGCTATTCTCGTAGCCCTTAATCTGGTCATGCAGGTGAGGAAGCGCGTGCGAGTATTTATAAACCCTTATCCTGCGCATCTTCTAAGACAGGTTCCCATTCATGGATAAATTTGTCGTAGTAGTCCTTGTCGTGAGCAAAGTCTTTAGCCTGATCCCCGTATGTATCGTCGTGCTCCGCCTTGCCGAATAGGTAGTGCATGTGCTCGAGCTTTACGTCCGGCAAATAATGAAGCCTTCCCAGCCTGGCTCCGATCGTATGCCATACCGTATCGATAAAGAGCTTGTTCAGGCCCGGATAACAAAGCCACCCCATATGTCTCACGAGCTCCCCACCTACGCACGGGTGGGTTGCTAGCTTCTCGCCCCAGTTGCCATCATCACCATAGGAAATGCCGCCCACGCCTGCGGCCTCTATTAACTTCTCGTCCCAGTGCTTTGTCCGAGGGATAAGGTCGTCGCCTAAAAACCCGTAATAATCTTCATTCGGAAAGGCCGCAAATACCCACTTATAAACGCCGCCCAAGCCTACAGGCTCGCCCACATGGACTATCCACCAATGGGGATAGGTTATCTTTCTATACTCGCTTAGCGTCGGGTCATCCTCATCCAGAACGACAAGGGTGGCCGCATGCTGATCGGTATCTAGCGAGGCGTCCAGGAATCGCCTCAAGTTATGCGGCCGTCCGCGGCTCGGTAAAATAAACGTATCAATACTCGTAATCGCCGATGTGCTTGATCTCTATTGTCGGATCGCACCATACCTCTAATCCCCACGCTCTAGCCTTGCGGCAGAAATAAAGGTCCTCGCCCATTGGTGTAACCTCGGGGTCTGGCCTTATTGCCGGCGCATCGAATAATGGCCGGGGTATGCGCTGCACCCGTTCTATATCGATCGCCATGAGTCCGGTCCCAACCTCATCGCACCTAAACAGTTCTTTAGGTACTTCGTCCTCGCCGATCTCCACGCCCTCTTTAATTCGCACGCAGGCCACTTTTGGAATGACCTTCTTGAATGCAACGATACCGACAATGTCCTTTTTGAGGTCTATCAGTTGTCTCATCGCCGTCGGCGGGAATGCCATATCGGTATCGACAAAAACGAGGTGCGTGCACTCTTGTTTTACCGCCGCGTCATAAAGCATCTCACGGCTCCAATGAATAAACGGGCCTTGCGTAACGATAATCGACGAATCGCACCCGAATGTGGGGATATTGCCGATGATAGACAGCATCGTCCTCATCTTGATATCCCCACGGTGCGGGATGCCCACGCCTATTTTCATTGCTCTACGCTGATGTGGTATCCGAAGCCTTGCCTCTCTTTATGATGAGCAGGTCAAGCGCCTGTGTTGAGGTCGCCAGGGCCGTTAGCCAGTTGTTAACCGAATAAATAGACACCACATCGCTCGCCGTTACTTTAGCCCCCTGAATCTGCAAGCCGGCAAGAGACGAACCCGCGTTGACAAAAACCTGATCGTTAGCCAAAACGCCGGGGATAGCGACGGTATCGATTTGCTGTCCTGCCGCCGTCAATGCCGTCGTGGCTATCGTGCAAGACCAAGTTTGAAGCACAGCGCCCCTGATATGCGTTTCGGCGGTCTTAGTGATTGAAGTTCCTGCTGACATAAATTGTTTTCCTCCTTCGTCGTTACTCGATTAGAGCAACGCCCCTGTCTCGCCACGTACCATAAAGGCGTCATTCAAAATGATGGCCGCCGTCATTGCCTTCCATGCGGAAGTCGCCCGCTGGTTCAAAGGGTCAGCCGTGCCGCCGCTGCCTAACGGCTTGACGATGTTCTCAAAGCTATGCCCCGTTAACGGCACGATGCCGTATGCGTTCATTCCGAACACGAGCGTTGCGTATACGTCTTCTTTGCCGCCCGTACCTTTGTGACCTGACGCCGTGGTATTGCCGGCTCCGGCAAAGGTCTTTGCAAAGGTGCTCGTACAGAAACGGATATTCTTATAGGAGCCGACCTCATAGGGCTGCATCACTGACTGCTGTTGTCCGTATTCGTGAATGGCGTGAAAGCCGGAAACACCTTCCATCGTGTACTCAACGTCGGGGTGGGTAATTGCCCAGAACGATTGGCGGATTGGCACCGTACCAACGCCCGTGCTGGCATTGACCATCTTGTTGAAGAATTTCGCGTTTTGCTGCTTCAGCTGGCGCTGGAGCTTATCGAGGAATACCGCACTGATTAGACCGTCCACGTTTGTGCGCGTTGAGTCGGTAACGCCTGCATCGTCCGTGGCGCAGAACACGTTCGTTCCTGCTACAAGCACGTCACGCCAAACCTGATCGACTGACTGTGCGCCCTGCTCGCCCAGTACTTCTGCTGCTTCGGTCAATACCTGATCGCGGGCAACCCAAGTCACTACGTCAGTGGCGGTGATAAAGTCGCCATATTGTTGCAGGGTTACGGTCACATCGGTCTTGGTAAGATCCTTGCCGAGCGGGGTAACACCTTCGATGAGCGGCGTAATGTTGGTGCTTAACGCGTTATAGCGCCGGAAAGTCTGTTTGCGTGTGCTGTTATTTTTTAACGGTTTTTGCTGCCCGAATTTGTCATGGAGCAAGTTCGGGAGCGCTCTGACAAGCAAAGTTTTGTTATAAAAACTCTGGGTGTCGTCGTCTAGCGAAGTATATACGTTCAAGTGAAGCCTCCTGAAAAGTTGTGGTTACTTTTCAGCTGCCACTATTGGCAACCGGGCTTCACTATTGCGGAAAGCCAAATGCTCGCCCTTGCGGGCTACGTCAATAATGCTTGACGCGGGCTCCCCCCTGGCGGGGTTACGTACTTAATGTGGTACGCTCACGCCTATATCCATACTACGCCTAGTGATTGCTTGTCAACGCGAAAATGGTTATGTTACATGCAACCTATGAAAACCTTCAAAACTAAAAAAATAAAGCCTAGGAAGCTACGCCCATTGGATACAAAATTCCGAATAAAGACAGTTTGGCGCAGTATGGCGTGGTTTAAAAAACGCTTCCCAGAGAAATCCCTAGTTGTCGCATGTCTGTTATTGTCGGCCTGCACCTTGCCCCAGGTGATTTACGTTGACAGGCCGAGTGACGCCGAATACTGGAATAGGCCGGTCACTCAGATGTGGGCAGTTGACCCGCCAATGCAGCCTGTGAAAATACCTCAATGGTGCAGGAACCCGATCAGCCATACCGTTGACCCATGCTAGATCGTATGTCGATGGGGCGTTGTATAGAAATACTGCCCGATGATCCGGTATGTGATACGGTGCATCAGCCGTTTGCAGCGTTTAACCAAGGCTGTGATGCCTTTCATTGGGGGTTGAGGCGTGATGCGAATCCTTATCCGCCTAGTGAAGAACGGCGCTGGTGGGAAAACGGTTGGAATACTGCTCGTGATGAGATTAAATTCTAGTATTTCGTATCCAGGTCATATTCTATATCAATCTCGCCGCTGCCGAGTGTTACAACCTTGACCCCGCCATTCCATTTGCGCTGCGTGATCGATTCTGACTCGTAATAAGCCCCGTTTGCCTGACTCCGATAGAGCAATTCGCCGGTTGAGTCCTCAAGCCGGTAGGCATCCCCCGCCACCGTGCCTGTATCGCCGAGGATATGGATCCTTTTCACGATAATCGGGTCGGTAAACACCACATTCCCTACGTCCGCGACGGTCAAAGTGATGATATATCGTCCTATTGTTGGCATTTAAGCACTTCCTCTGCGCCATTTGCGCTTTTCTCTTAATCCACCCGCCGCAGGTGGCGTTAATGACGTGTAAAGCAGAGTCGCGTTCGTCCCCGATATGTCATAGATTCCCGGTTCTGCGTCCAGCGTGCGCGCTGCGATATCCTGCGCATTGGCTCCGCTAACAGCATACGCTCCAGGCGCCGCATTGATGATTCTAGTAGCAAGATTGAGCGAATTAGCGCCTGTAATCGCATAGACTCCCGGTTCCGCGAGTAAATCGAAATCAGTGGGGGCACTGATCGGCGTATAGAGCAGGATCGCGTCGACGCCCGTGATAGCATAGCTTCCAGGGGCGGCATTGAGCTGGCGAGCGGCAATCAAGAGCGCATCGGCGCCAGTAATGAGATAACTTCCCGCTCCCGCCGCTAGCATCCGCTGGGCAACTAGCAGGGCATCCGCGCCCGTAACGACATATGAGCCCGTTGCGGCGTTAAGTATCCGCTGCGAAACTAGGAGCGAGTTTAAGCCCGATACCGCATATGTCCCAGGGGCTGCGTTTAGAATCCGCGCGGCGAATAGCTGCGCGTCCTGGCCGGTGATGGTGTAGCTTCCCGCCGCGGCCGCGAGAAATCTTCCAGGTGAGAATAACGCGTCTATGCCGCTTACCGCATAACTGCCCGCCGCGCTGTTTAGAATACGCGCTGCGACGTTGAGCGCATTAACGCCGGTAACCGCATAGCTGCCCGGAGCTGCGTCCATCGTGTAAGCGGTCGGCCCGCTAGTGTCGATTAAATCGGTATCCCACCAGCCGAGTGCAACGGTAGTGTAGTCAAACCACGCTGCTGCTATGACGGATTCTTTGTCGAATAGGCCGATCACGACAACTTAAGCCCGTACTTCCCAGACTCTACGTCCATGTCGAAGTGACGGCATCCGCATTTGCGGCACTTGAGGCAGGTATTACCAGGTGCCCATTCGTGATACTCCAAGTTTTCTTTCACTTTGCAGCAATCTTTGCGGTGGTCACCTTCACGTAACTCGGGCGGGGTAATCGGCGGGAGTTCCCTAGTGATGATGATAGCCATGGGTCACGCGAGGGTAAAGACGGTCTGGGCGCCGGTGAGCGAGTTGAATTTGATGGTGAAAGTCTCGCCAACGGCTAACGTCAATGCGCCTGCTGCCCTTGTCCAGAAACAAATCAGCGGATTGACTAGCACCGTGGATTGATTGGCGTAATAGACAGCATGCTGAAATGCCGCCATGCCGGCACTTGCTGAAGTCCAGGTGATTGCCGTTGCTGTTAGCGTAGCCGTTCCGGCCGCTTCCGCCCAGCTATTTTGCGCGTCCTCGCCATCCGTTGCGTAGCCGTTGCCGTTGGCAATCTGGGTGATATTGGCAAGGATGGTGTTCGTGTTGACCGGAGTGTTTGCGGCCGGCACGAGCACAACCCGGTGTGTGTCCGTGTTAAGTTGATGCCCTGCCTTGCCCAGCGTTTCCACGAAATCCTGAAATTTAACATAAGTATCGGCCATTTGGTTTTTCTCCTATCGAGTTTCAGACTCCCAGAAATACGGGTTCAGCTCCCCAAAATTGCGCATCCTGCTATGGTTGATATTCAAGTGCGCCACGGGCGGGGTATGCAGGTGATGCTTATACTTCGGCGACGATTTCCAATCATCCCGCGCGCGCATCAAAAGCGTCTTTTCAATTATTCGGTCCATGCCTTCAAATGATACCAGCGTGCCTTCGGGTAGCGGACACTCGCCCAAACGCTGCGGCTCAAACTTGGTGCAGCCAAGATAGTTTCGATACTCGCCATAGAGCGGATAGGTAAACCCGCACCATGGCTCGGGGCACTTCCACAGTTGCGCCAGCGAGCCAGGCCAGGGGATAATATCGTGCTCCACCAAAACGAACGGGGTGCCGATGGCCCATAATTCCCGGAACAAAATGTCGTAGGAGTAAAGCGTTTCGAGCTTTACCATGCGCGGGATGATCGCCTGCATGGCAAGATTGACTTTAACCGCATCGAGCACCGCTGTTGTGCCGGCGCTCTCGGCATAGGGCAGAATGACGTTTGGGTTCACGTCCTCGGGATGGATATGATTTGTCACCACGCAGAGATTCATCAGCCCACCTTAGTCAGGACCAAGCTCGAACCGGCAAGTACGGTGGTAGCTGCGGCGGTTTCCGAACCATAGTAGAGTTCCATGTTGCCCGCCACGGTTACAATGGCCTTACCCCAGATATCCATCTGACTATCACCGGTCGTATCCGCGCTGATCGTCGTACCGGTGCCCGCAACACTCTTGGCACGTGCAGAAAACACCCCGTATGTTTGAGCCGCCGCACCTACCGCAGCCTGTGACGATGCCGCTGTTGTTGCTGTTGCCGTAGTATCAACGTAACCAATATTATAGGTGAAGTGCGTCACAGTCCCAGTATGGTTGACCGAGAATCTGATGCCGGTCGTTGTTATCGAGGTCGTGTAGAGAATCGTGTATCGAAAATCGTAAGTGCCGGCAACCGTCGCCACTGTCAAGCCGGTCACGGCCTGCGGCAATGTCACTGAGCTCGATAGATCAGCGGCAAGAGACGTCACCAGCGTAGGATTGGCCGCGCCTAGCACAAAGAAGCCTACCCCCTCAACGTATTCCATGCACTCACCCGCGGCTAGTGTTGCCTTATGCAGTTCATAGAGAGTGCCGTTAGCGTTATACGCCACCGTGACGGTATTCGATGTGGTCGCGTGGTGGTTTCGGATATTGAGTGTCTTGATATTTCTAAGCGTTGTTCCCGCTGGCGCCGCTAGAATATCGGTTCCAGGTGTCGCCACAACGGAAGCTATCCCGGTATTCTGCTTGCCTCCGCCTACCCATGCGCCAGTTGACGAATTGATGTCGATGTAGCTGACATGCGCGTCAATGTCGGCTGTGGTGCTCGTAAAGAGTCCGAGCTTGTCCGTGGTAAGCGCGAGTAACAGCATTAGAGGAGTCGTCCTTGCGTGAGTGGTTGGCGCATAAAGAATTTAGGAAAGTTTTTAATGCCGCCCCTTACAACGGCCGAGCCCGACGATGCAATCTGCATGTGCGCAAGCACGCAAGTACCACTGGTTGCGGGGTCACCGACGAATAAATTAAATATGGTTGAAGCAAATGTAATGGCGGCAGACGGCAAATTAGACGCTGGCCAAGCAGCTTCAGTGCGATCTACGCCCGTAGCGTCATAGTAATGATCTTGCGCCGGCCCCGTGGCTTTATCGATAACTAGCTTGGAAGTGACGTTATCATATACCGTAAAGACTTGACGCTGTCCTGACTGATCAAAGCCGGTATCGCCTATGGCAAGCCGAACGGTATAATCACCAGCAGCCGGTAAATCGACGCGAAACTTACATTGAGTACCACTAACAGCAGCATAGTTAATTCCCGCAAGACGCTTATCGGTAACGGCAGCGTCACGGTCTGCCCCGCTTCTGTCTGTGCCATCTATACCCGCGCTCCAGCCAAACGTATAGCCGTCTCGCGTTGTCGGATAGGCCTCGGTATTTAAGACATAAGTACCTGTGGCGTCGGTAACAAAGCCGGACGTATTGCGAAAACTGTGGATAGCATCAGCCATTAAAACATCCGTTCAAAGACTGGCACATTGGCCAGAATGAAATCCGCTTCGTTATTAACTTGCGTCGCATTGTTGAGTGTCGCAGCGATGGTGTGATTGCAGACGCCCGCCAAGGTCGTGCGCAGACTGTTTACGTCGGCGGCAAGCCAGCCGTTTGAAGTGAGGGCGGCTTGATACTTGGTATTATTGCGAGTGGCCAAGTCCACCACCATCTGCATACGCACAAGGAACAAGTTGGCGTCGGCCTTCATTATCGCGCCGGTTGCTGTCGGGTCTTTGCCCTGAGTGATAGCGGCCTTATAACCAGCGGCATTGTCACGCATGTTATTGACCATACGCCCCACGTTGGCTTTAAGCTGATCGCCAATATAGCTCGCCTCGATTGACTCAAACGCCACGGTTCATCCAATCCTAAACGGCTTGGGCCGGCGACTTGGCGTCTGCCCTATCTTGGCCTGACGCTTCACGTCATTCCAAATCGATCCGCCATCCTCGATATTTGGCGCTTGTTGCCTGGGCTCGGGTTGATCCTCATTCTTGACGTTGTGAATCTGGGATTCCATCTCACCGGAGGACATTTCGGCGTAAGGCTTGCGGCCGCCATCCACTTCCAGCACTTCAAACTCCACACAAGGCATTTCCTCTGAGTTAGAATCGTCCGGCGCCATCATGCCGGCGTTTTTAAGAACCGCAGTAATGGTGAGTTTGACTGTTTCGCCGATACTGGTGCGAAAATAGTCCTTAGCCGTTTCGCCGGTCAAACATAATTTATCGCCTGTCATGCCCTTATCGTATGCCATTTAGATTCTCCCTATGGATTCCACTCAGGAGCTCGATATGATCCTTTACCCTGACCCTGTTTATCTTTACTCCAATGGCAGCCCAAGCTCTCTCAAGCCTATCCATGTCGTAATTTTCATAAGTTGCTTGATAATTATCAGACTCGATTTTAAGAAAAGGAAAAAATTCTACTAACGGAATAGGGGCAAAATAAAACTTCTGACTTACTGACTCATATCGTTGATCTTTGCGTACTCCGACTGTCCACTCATTCCGCGTTGATCCTTTCAAACGTGCCCCAAAAGTCAAAGATTTATTCAAATAAATAAATTCAAACGGTTTCGGCTCGGCCCTATCCCATGCGTGAACAGCGCACACGATGAAATCCTTAAACGGCCATGTTTCCGCATTACTAAATAAACAATCGAGGTGCTTAACTTCTACTCGTCCATTTTCTGTTATCAAATCGCCATGATCCGCATATCGTTTCCATTGTGCATGGCTCGGCGCTTTTTTCATCGGCAAAACACGCGACTTTATACCTGCTTCATTGAGCCACTTATCGACCAAATCGACAAATTGCCTAGATTTCTCTAAGTGCTCCAAGAATCTTTGGTGATTTTTCTTAATCATATCAAGAGCCTGCGCGAAATCTCTCAAGCTCTCTCTCGAAATCTTCTGGAGACATCGCATCTATCTCTTCTTTTGTCAGCCGCCCGCTCGGTTGCCGGCCGCTGTTCTTGCCCTTGATGCTTGCCGCCTGCTTGGACGTAGCATTGATGTTTTTCATCAGCTCGTCGCGGGTCTGGCTCTTCACGATATCGCTAAAGTTCTTGTACTTGAGAATGAACCCCAGCGTGTAAGCGGCCTCAGCCGGATCTTCCATTTCGCGCAGCATGCTGAAGATGCGCGGCCGCTTATTTATCAGCGGTGCCACGTACTCGTCTACCAACTCATCATACGCCGGCAACCCGTCCTCACCGTTGTGCGCATCCCTCGCGGTTTTCTCGGTTGACTCCACCCGCCCGTCAAGCTGGCGCTCGGTTAGCTTGGCCTCAAAGCCCTTTTCAGCCTCATTCAGAATATAACGGGTATAACTCTGCAAATCCTGCACATTGGCGGGAAGATTGAGGTTCGTATAATTATCCACTGCCCGCTGCTGCTCCACATTATTGCGGAGCGCATTGCCGTGGCCGTTGAGCCCCCCGTATTGCTTGTCATAACCCTGGCGCTTGGTGCGCTCTACCTTGTACTCACTTTCAAAGTGGTTAGCCTTATTGCGCCAGTAGTCACGCGCCTCTACCGGCGACATGCCTTGTGTGGGGTCTTTTAATTCCGGTTGAGGCTTTTCGTCGGGCGGCGATTCTACCTGATCGTAATCCTCGCCCGGCCCAACACCGGCACCAAGGTCCGGCTGATCGGTTACGGTGTCATCGGTGCCGGGGTTCTTGCCGTTGTCCTGCGCGTTTTCCTGTTTTTCTTCTGGTTCTGCCATAAAAGACTCCTTCGTTCGCGACGCTTCGTTATGCTCCCGCTCCGTTTCCCTGGCCCGGTGCGCCGCCAATAGGTGCGCCCATTGCCTGTGCCTGTGCCATCATTTGCGCCTGCTGCGCCTGCATCATCACTTCCTGCTTGATCGCCTCAACGTCAGCACTCGGGATGTCAAGATATTTAAGCGTTGCCATGATTAAAGATACCGGCACCTGCCCATATTGCGCCCATGTCTTGGTGATATCGGTCAGCCTATCCGCCATTGATTCACGCGCAGATAGCCCGCCACCCGATTTGTCTATCATGTAGTCGTACTCGCCCTTCAGCGCTTTATCGATGATAACCGGCAATTCTACCTTGCGCCGGTTGAAGATCGCCGCCATGTTCGACGTTGCCATGTCCGCCTTATCCGCAACTATTCTTTCAATTCGGCTAGGGGTAAATATTTGCTGGATCATCGATATCAGTTGCATGCCAACAATCTTGTCTCCTAGCAGTTGGTTATCGAATAAGTCCTCATTACCGACAAGCCCGCCCTGTTGTCTTGCTTGGATGGCCTTGCCGGATAAGGCTTTATAGCCCTCCGATGCTATGCCCTGCACTTCGGCATTGACTAAGCTAGTTCCTTTGATTTGATCCTTGGCAAATTGAACAAGACCGAGATGGCCGGCACTAAGCGGGGTCGGGTCTATCTGCCGCGGCGGCTCTTCCTGATAATTAATGACAATTCCCGGCACACTGCCGAACTTTTCAAGCACCGCGGAGCTTGCGCCTCGGGTGGAATGGTTTAACCAGCCCGAATTTGCCGATCGGTTAAGGTGATTCATTGCCTGGCTCACTCCCTTATTGACTAGGCGCGACGGGTCCTTCAGATATTGCACCAATCCCCACGGCTCAGCGTTGTATTGCAGCCCTATGTACGGCGTGATCGGAAAATAACGGTGCGGGAACGGTGAAATATCGTCCCGCATCAGTATCCAGTTCATAATCGTGGCAACTCTTATCGTTGTCACCTTGCGGCGCATGAATTTTAGCGCCTGCTGCGTCGCCGGATCCATCATCTGATAATCTTGGACAAACTTTTCATCAGCAGTTGTGACATCGCCTGTGTCCATGTTGACGGCGATCATCACGGGTTCGGTTTTCTTATACCAGTAGTCAAAAATCCTGACTCGTTTAGTGGCCGCATCCAAAAATAGTTTGGAGTTGATGAGCTTGTCGCCTACCAGGTTGGGCGACATCATGCCCGTATTGTTGCTGAGCCAATCCCCTATCTTGATTTGGTCCTCGAACTCCGGCCAAAGCTCTTTTGCTTCGTCTTCTGTAACCCATTCTCCTTCTGCAACCCAGCGCCTATCAGTTCCGTCCCATTCATCTGCCATTGGGTCATTGAATATTGTAAGAGGGTTGCGCCGTTTGAGGATAATGTCACCGTTAATGTTCTCGTCATAGGAGATATCAGTTTTGATATAACCTCGTCCGGTAATATTAACGTCATTTGATTTGCGAATGCGTTGATAGTACCCCAGGTTTTCGTCATCGACATAAGATAATAGCTCCGTTAATACCTGCGCAGAGTCTACATCGCCGCCCTCGCGCGGCTTTACCTTGAACGATTCCGCCTTTTGCCGCTCAATGCCGGATAGGATCCGGATAATTGGCAGCACATCGTTAAACGTCATCATCGGCCGGGCCGGCGGCTGCTTCATAAACGCCACGTCCTGGCTATCCCACTGGTCGTTCTCTACAAACCGATAAGACTCATCGGCCGCCAGGCGCCACGGCTCGGTTACCTTCCAGCATGCGTCAACGTCGAGCTTGATTTTACCGATAAACCCGGCCAAGTCCCGCTTGGCATCGGCTGCAGCGGCGTTCTGCTCGGCTGCGCCATTGCCTGAGAACTTGCGGTTAGATTGAAGGGAGGCTAACTGGCTCGGGTTGGTGTAGATTGGCATTTTTTATGAGACGGTGTCGGATTAACCGAATTCCATTCAACTTTACGCTCTATTACGCGTTCTTCGTTGCAATGATTACATACGATAACTTCTATAGATTCAGAGCCGGCGTTAAAGGCGCCGCAATGTGGACAATTTAATAGCCTTATGCTCACAATCCTATCTGCGCAATTCGCCATTTGCTATTTTCCTTTTATCATCCCGATCCCAAACGGCCCGTCATTCGGATATGCCGCGCCCTTCTCGTTCGCCTCAACTTCTTTATCGCTCAACTGAAACTGACTGCCGCTAGACTTCTGCTTTGACGATTTCGGCGTTGCCTCGTCCGCTGGTTCCACCGGCTCTTCCTGTGGTTCTTTCTCTTCTTTCATAACTCCCCCGTGCCTCGCAATCACTCTCTGCGTGTATTTGTTGAAGTTCAAAACTGTCAAATATTTCGCCACACATACACAAAACGCGCGCTTTAAGCAGAGCGTCTCGTTTTATGCGCCTCATTTCTTAACCTTGCCGCGTTGCGGCGTTGGCGTCTTGCCGGCCATAATGATCCCAAACAGCCCGCGTTGCTTTGTGGTGATCGGCTTGCCGCGCACAGTCCCGTCATCCATCATTTCCTTAGCCTTGTCTTTGGATGGTAGGCTTTTCTTCTTTATCGGTAGCCCCATTATTTGCCTCCTTTGATTGCGTCTATTGAAAGTCTCGCGTGCGCTAGCAACGTCTGCTTGGCTTCTGCCACCGTTGCGGGACTATTATCTTCCAGCCAAACCCAGTTGCCGTATTGTTTACCGTCAACGATAGTTTTCCAGGCGGCCGTCCACGGATAATCTTCGTGTTGAGCAGGCTTCACAACAAACTCTATTGACGGGTAGCCATCGGCCGCGGGGATTGTCTCATCCATCGTTTATCTCCTCTATCAGTCTCCCCGCGATCCGCTCCTTAACGTCCGGCAATCCGTGACACTCCTTGCAAATAGCGGTAATCCTCCAAGGCGTAACAGCGTCGGCGGTCTTCCACGGTAGGAAATAACTACAGGGCGCATCTTTATCGCAGAGATAGCACGGCATTCTCCATAAGGCGACGATATAAGGAACGCGCCGGCGCTGCTCGTTGGTAAGCTCCTGCTCCCCGTTGACCTGGGCCTCAGCCGCAGGCTTCTTGCCCTCGATGATTTCTATGTAGTCCGTTACAGCCTGGCCGAGTGGATCCGGTTCTTGTTTCATTGGCTCATTACTTTGCGTCGGTAATTGTCAGCCTGCCGCTTCTGGCAGTCAATGCCTAGCACTCTACCATCCCTAGCCGGCTCCTTGCCGCAATGATCGCAAAGCTTGAGCTTGGCCCGGAGGCGTGAACGCTCACGAAAATACAGTCTCTGATATTCGGTCATCACTTGCGCGTCACGTCCTCAAGTATCGCCGGATCGAATACAACAAAGTTGCGGGTTTGGGCTGCTGGCTCAATTAGCTTTAATTTTTCACCGCGCGTCAATCCTGCTTGTAACGCGGTTTTAGCTGCTTCCTCTGTTCCATATTCAAGTTTGCTGCCGGTTCCCGTTATTAGCGTCCAGGGTCCACGATTGCGCGAGCCCTGGTCTAAATACTTGATGCCGGGGATGCCGGCGTCTTTAAGCGCCGCAGTTGCCGCTTCTTTGCTGCCCAACCTGTCCGCTAACATCCCGTAGGCTGTCGCACCTGTTTTAAGTTTAGAGTCGGTCATGGTAATACCAGCCGATTCTAGCAAGTTTTTAAGCCCTGCTTGCTCGCTTAGCGGCTTGTCCCAGTCGAGCATCCTAGCCGCGTGCTTGTCGGGGATGTTGACCTGATACATGTTGCTCCGGTTTCCCGAAACGTTTTGATTCTTCAATTCTTCAAATGCTTTTAAAAACTCCGAACCGTTTGCCTTGGCATTTCGCCCCGCTTCGTCCATTCCCTTGTTTACAATGTCGTCCGCTATGTTGGCCTTAAGCCCGGTCAACTTTATGCCGTTAGCCGTAAAGTCTGTTGAGGGAGAACCTATAGTGCGGGCATACTCACCGGCAACTTTGGGATTCTCCGCAAAATACAGCCCATGCCCGTAGCTCTGCGCCCCCTGCCCGGTGCCAATCTTGCTCGCGTCGAACTTCTCAAAGCTATGCGGCGTACCGTGATAGGCGATAGGCGCCGCCGCGGTAACAAACGGCGCGGCCTGCTTTATCTCTTCGCTAGTAAACGGCTTGGCCGCTGCTGACGGGTCTGTCCTCGACGCCCGTTCTCGTTCACGTATCATCGGCGGCACCATGCCCGTTGCCATCTGCTCCGCAATACGGGCTAGTTCCGTATGGATATTCTCCCGCTGGTCAAACTTCTGCTGTGTCCCCTGCATTTGCTGGAACCAGTCGGCCGGCTTCTTTTGCAGCCCGAGCGTATCGGCAATTCCCTGCCCTGCTTGCGCCTTGCGCCGGTTAAACTCCTCTATGATCGCGCTTAGGTCCATTACTTATCTATCTTGGCGTAAACCTCGGCCCAGTCGGGCTGTCCTTCCATGTGCACGTCACGTACGTCATGGGCGGCTTTTAATAAAGCTCGGTATGTCTCGCAATTAGGATGCAGACAATTTGACCACACTAACCCACACGGGCATCGAGGTGGCAAGTCGAAACGAGGTTTAATCATTACTTAGCCTTATGCCGTTCCCTATACGCCTTCTGGCGCTCCGCCGCGGTCTTGTAAACCCGCTTGCATCTGCACGTCGGACAATGCTTTATCGCAGGATCCTCGAAGGGTCCATATACGAAAGCGTCCACACACGTTCCATTATGAGCCTTGCCACATAGCTTACATTTAGGTGCTTCCATGTGACGTTATCTATCACGTCACGTATTGTTACGTCAATCGTCACGTCCCTATCTGGCTGTAACCCACATATCGCACACGCAACCGTGCGTATTCTATAATCATTTACAGTCATTCCGCATTCGTCACAGTGAAAGATCATTACATGCTCATCGCACTAGGCGGCAACCTGTGCGGCGTGTCGTCTTGCACCTGCACGTCCCAATGACTCTTTGCCATTGTGCGAAACGCGTCCGCGGCATGCGAGGCCCAATCGTGAAATGGCCGCTGCCTGAACTCCTTGCGGTCCTCGTCCCATTCCTTGTGATAGCTGGCTAAGGCATCTAAGCCTTTTGCGCACTTACCAGCATCAAACCAGCATTGGCTGAATAGTCGACGGGCCGAGTCGATTCCATCATCCACGTCACCCCTGGGCACGATATAGATTGGCCTTATGCCTAACCGCTGTCCCGTTGCCCTGCGGTCCTCGCCCTCAGTGCCACTGAAGTCTCTATTCTTGCCATCGTGCGGCCAATGATGCCCACCGTACATATAGGGCTTCTCATGCAGGATCTTGGCGTAGTGCGCTATCTGTTGCCCGTGGTTCTCATAATAGTCGATAAACAGCATTAAATGCTTGTAGCGCTGCCCAAACCAGATAGCCGTGCTATCACCTACCCCAATGTCCCAGAACGTGAATACTGGCTCATTAACGCGCCATGGTACGCGGGTGATACGGCCTGCGCCACGGGCTGCCTTTAGTTGCTCGGTGTAATAGCTGCCCTCAAGATAACCCTCGAACGAGCAGTAGTATTCCTGCTGGATATACGTCTCTACGTCGCTTTCGCTCTTGCCCATTGCCAATCTAGAACGGCGTTCTTCATCCAGCCTAGCCTTACTGAATACCGGCTGCCCGTTAAAGTCCTTGGTATCGTCCACGGTCATCAGGCTGCAATACCAGTCAGGGTTACCCTTGGCCATGCGATACAGTCCCTCAGCATGGTTGTGCCCTAGTGGGGTACTGTTAAATATAGCCCATCCACCATTCTCTGCTAGTATTGGGCTAAGTATAAGCTCAGCCTGTGGATTCTGCCAGGCATACTCACTGTAGATGACGCCGGCTGGGTTGGTTCCACGTATCGAATCAAAATTATCAGTTCCGATGATCTGGTAGGCGCTGCCGTTAGTGAGTTCCACGCGTAACTCTGTCTCATTCTTGCGTGCCACAATGCCGGCGGGATGACGATGGGCGCTGAAGCCAGGGAAATGATCCATTGACTTGTAGCCAGTCTTATCATCCCCATCCCACATGACCTTCTTTCCTTGCGCATAAGTGGGAAATAGGTGGTAGTACGTCCCGATCCTACCGCCGTTTTCCGGGAACATTTGCGAAACTGCGAAATTCAACGCTGTTTTGTCCTTGCCGCTTCTCCGGTGCCAGATCATTACCGCCCGCTTCTTTCGCTCCTGCGTCATCGCCACCCAGAACGGGACTTGGTAATTCCTCGGGATGTAATTGTATGGTATTTGGATCACTTGCGCCGAACTGGATGAATTGGTGGATGATTGTGGTTGGTTGGGCTGTGACTTGCTCATTGGGTAATAGCTTATCTATTGCGTGACGCGTCGTTGCTGGGTCAACCTTAAGCTCAAACGTTTCTTCGCCCGTCTCAGTGATGCGCTTAACAACTTGGCCTGCTGCCAATCCAAGGTACGTTTCCATAATGGGGATGACACTTCGTTCAATGAAGTCACGCGCAATCTGAGCCGCTGCCTTCTTGACCGGATCGCCTTTCGGGCGTCCTGCACCGGGTTTCTTTCCGCCATATATCGCCGTCTCACTTGTAAAAGGCATATGATTATTTTTGAATTCAAACGATTCAAACTAATGTTTTACAGGCACAAACAGCCTAGCCGTGCACCTATAGCACCACTCGAACCAATTGTCACAATGTGCTTTATCACGATAGCCCTTAAACTCTCTATGGCACATGGGGCACTCATGGTTGTGGGTCACGCGGGCTAGATATTCATTGCTTAGTGAGTCAATTCTGCTCATTTCACTACTCGCCACATTACTAAGCCGCTGGAGCAAAAGCCCAATTCTGCAATAAAGTGCTCACCCTTGTTTGAGGATACCTGCATTGGGCCAGCCCATGAAGCGTCATCGCAGGTATAGACAGCTCTGATCGTGCTACTTGCGCCCATAACGGTAGCGATCAATAAAGCGACAACAATGCCCAATAAGAATTTCATCATTTTGTCTTGGCCGGCGTCTCTGTCTTTGATTTGTAGGTAATCCAAAGAAGGTAAGGTAAGTAAGCAATACATCCCACCAAATAGACACTGATGACTGGAAGCATGACCCAATGAAAGTAGAACATTGGTCTTATTTCGCCTTGGCCGGCGTCTCTGTCTTTAGCCCCTGCGTTTGCGCGAGTTTCGCCTTGAGCTCGTTCTCTTCCTGGAGTAATTGCTGAAACCTGAGCTTGGCCGATTCGCCCATTTCCCTAGCGCGCTCAAACCGCTCGTTCTGAATCTGCTTCTCCAAGTCAATCTGCCTTAGCCGCTCACCTGGGCCGATCTCTTGGGCTAATGCTTCAGTGAATAGGAACGCGAGAAGAACCGCTGCAATCGTGCTTGCTTTCATATCCCTATAATCGACATGGCGCGTTTACGCGCGAATGTTGCGGCATCTAAGGCGTTCAGAAAATGGCGTTGCGCTTCGGTATGGCTATCAAGGTCTTCAAGAATCAGCACCGAGAATAATTGCCTGACTGCTTGCTCAATCATTTCCTCGTAGACCTTTTCAATGATTTTAACCTGAGTCATCATTTAGGCCCGGCATCTTGCCGGTGAGACTTGGCTGCCATCCAGGCCAGCTCAGGCCTAGCGGCATGGGTTGTCACGTCGTCCAGCCTGCACGTCCAGTCATTCGCGTTGCCGCTCATATCAACACGATGCCCTTGTTTACGCCATTCGGCCATTTCTTCGACCATTTCTTCGTAGGTCATCGTTCGCTATTTCGCTTTAAGGCGGGCCTGCAAAGACTTTAACCGCTCAATCTTTGCTATCTGGGCCTCTATCGAATCCAGCAGAACAGCCTGTTCCGCTTCTGTCTTTGGCGGGTCCGAAAATATCATCTCTGTCTGAAGCCTTTCTATCTCCGCCTCTGTACGCGCTGTCATCTCGACCCAATGGTCTTTTTTTGCTGGCATAATAATCCCCCATTTGTTTAAGCACTATCACAGTCTTTAACAAATGCGCAATGTAAAAAGAAAAAATACCGGCTGGCGACTCGTCGGGCATGCCCGTGTCCTGTCTCCCTAGCGCCGGTCCAGGGGCTCAACTTTTAAAGCGCCGAAGCGGGCGCTATTTGCGGAACCTTCTCGATCTCGGCCCAGGTAAAGCGAGGTGTCGATTGCGGTTTCCTAATATATCCCCTCTATTCGCATTATTTATAGCTTCGAGCGCCCTTTCCCTTACCCGTTTTGGATCCCAGTCAAAATATTCACAGATAGAGCAAAAACCCAGGGTGCTTTTATCATCCGACATGAGCCAATCGTTTGCCTCGCCAATAGGATCAAGCGACGCCGGCTCCTTAACCTTGTATTGCCGTTTGCCGATATACCTGTTGACAATCGCCTTCGGCGGCCTTTTGAGCGTCTCAACTGCATCCATAAGGAGCGCCAGGAGCAACTTCTGATACGGGGTTAGTTCTTTGGGGGATTCGGGCCGGTCCCATACCCACTGCCGAATACCACAAAAATCATGGTAATCCATCACATTATTTCCCCTATCCGCTTCTGCATAATGCCCTTCAATAAAGCCCGTTTCGCCATATAAGTCGCCACATACGTCCTGCCTAGAACAATGGCTAAGTCCTTTATTGGTAAACTGGAATCCATCAACACCTTCAAGTCCGCCAAAGTCCACTCATGCCTATGCCTTCTCGCTTTAGGCAAGGTCGCGCGCCGTGCTGAGTCCTGCCATTTCCGATGAGTTTCCATTTTTCGTTTATAGACTTCAGGACGACTGGCAATATAAACTTTCTGATATTCGTTATGATGCCGGCGATTTCTTGCGCGCCACGCCCTCCCTAATTCCAATATCCGCTCATAATCCGATTTCCAACGGCGCCGTTGATCTTCAGCATTGCACTTACGACACCGTCCTGGTCCTGGGCGCATATGCCCGCGGAGACAAATCTTTTTGAAACTCCCCTTTATCATTTCAAGATTTGCTCAATCTTATCAATGTTCTCTGGCCGCCAGATATAAGTTTCAAAATCCGCTATCCTTGCCGATTCTAGCCACTTTGCCTGTTCGATAGTCGTCTTACCCTTAGCCGCCTTCAGTTCTGCCATTATACGGCGATTGTGGCGCAACATGATGAGGTCTGGGAAGCCGGCGCCATCGCCTTGTACGGGTGTCACCCACCGGCCGCCCTTAGTCATCGCGGCCCTGAAGTGGGCAACCCGCCACTTATGCCAGCGGGCTAAGGCGATCACCTGCACGGTGAACGCCTTTTCTGATATATCAGCGTAGCCGCTCATTTCTTGGCCTTCGTTCGCGACGTTTCGTTGTCGATTTCGGCTTGGATGGAGTCACGCTCGGCGCGGAGCTGGGCAAGCTCGTCATCCTTCGATAGGCAATTTAACTTCCAATGCTCAATTTCGGCCTCTTTATCCACAACCATGTCGCTCAAAACGATAATTGACTGGCGCTCGACCTCCAATTTAACGTCACGCGCGGCGAGCGCAGCGGCAACGGCTGGACGAAAATTTGCCGGGCAAAATGGCCAATGATTTTCGCCAACACACTTGGCACCATCACACGGTAGCAGACGCTTGGCCGTCGCTTCGTGGTCGCTCATCGCTTCACCTCGCGTAGTCATCGATTTTCAAATGCCTCTGGCGTACAGCGCGCACAGATATACCAGCCACATTTTCCTCGGCAAATATCGCATCGGACGTTATCTTCCGGATCTAGACAGCAGCAAGTGTCCTCACCGCAATCATGGTCCGAATACCCTTCGTCGCAGTACGAGCACTCAACCCAAAACATTCCCTCACCACAGTCGCCACAGGAATGGACCATCACTTCACCTCGCGCAGTTTGCAGCACCAACAGTAACCACAATGTGGCCCACCGATTTTGTAACAACCGGGGTATGAGCATGGTCGCCAGAAAATAACTAGCTTGATTTTCATTTTCTTAGTTTCTCGTCGGCAAGACGGAGCCAATCGGCCTCGGTCATATTGAACACATTGGCCCTATCCATGCAGACACCATCACAGGACGTTATTCCAGGTATACAAGAGCCTTGGTGCGACGGTTCCGGTAAATTTGCTTTCGCTTCCCATTCCAGCGCCGCCGCCATTGCGTGTTGGGCGAGGTCGGCGAGGGCTTGAGATAACGAGTTATCGGGCGGTAAACGCGCCCACCGATACGCCGCCTTCATTTCCTCTGTCGGTTCAAAGCTCATTGTTTAACCCTCTTCTCCAGGTTCTCTTTCGCGCCTGGCGTCCCTTTTTTCACTCTCGGCAATCATCTCGGCCAACGCCTTGATTCCGGCCGGCTTGTTACGGTAATCCCTTTCCGGTTCGTGCGATACGGTCCATGATAGCCCCGAATTGACCCATGTCTTCTTTTTTGTGCTGCTCTGATTCGGCTTGCGCGTAGCTCCCATTTATTTGCCCCTCCGTCTTATCGAGGATCTTGTCAAGGTACGGCCACCAGTTAAGGCCGACGCTCGACGCATACGGCTCGAACTCTTCCAGCGTCTTTACGACCACCTCGGTCGAATACGTATTCTCGGCGGCTCTCAGCCAGATGATTAATTTTTGGAACTTCTGCCTATCTAGCTGATAGATTTTATCTGCTGCCCGCTTCACTTCTGGGTGAATTGATTGCATGACGTACCGATTCCCTCTCTGCCCCTTACCTCTTGACACCTGTTTCCAGATATGAGATAAGAAACATGCTGTTCCTTTGTATTCGTTTTCGTTGCATCAGGCCGGGGGGCATTAGTCTTCCGGCCTTTTGCATTTCTAAAACTGCTTGTCCTATCCACGTTCCGTCTCTGTAGCGCCAGTCGGTATGCCTCTTTGGAAATGAGGTTGAGGCCCAGCGCCCTCGACCGTTCTTGACGGATTAATATCGCCCGATGTCACTGCGAATAAACGTGAATGCGACCTGGAATCACCTGGTCTGCAAGGCGGGAATATCAGTAGGCGCTGTTCCTCTGTACTCCGGGCTTTCGTAGAACCGGCACCCAATTTCTTCCGGCATAAATTCGCTTCTATTACATTCACGATTGTTTGTCTAGTCCCCCCAATAACGGCGCGTCATCGTAACAGCGCTGGCTTGCCCGTCGGCTTGGAGAATCGTCCAGGTTATTTCGCCTTCTTCTGTAACTGATAAATAGCCAAACAATGCTGAAATAGCTCCCACTCCCGCGTCGTGTCGGTGACAATCTTCTCGCTGAAACCCTCGTTCTCGTCCCGGCCGATTTGCAGGATGCGCACGGCGGCAGGAACATACCCCCCATTTTCAATTATGAGATAGCGGTATGCTGCTACCTGATAAACGTGTTCCGGATAAATCGCTTTGCCGGTCTTGTAGTCAACTACGGTCAGGATACCGTCAACCTTAGCAAACATATCCACTGTGCCGCCAAAACCATACTTTTCGGACACTAGCGCGGCCTCGCACAGAATAGGCTCAACCTTGTGCTGCTTCTCCCATGCGAGGTAGGACAAAAAGCAGTTCTCTGCCTTGTCGATAAGATCGGCCCGCTCGCCGTTGGCTTCAAACTTCACTCCTTTATTGTGGCAACAAATCATGTCGTGGCCGATCTTGCCCACGGTTGCCAGAATATCAACGTATTCCCTGACATTGATACCGGCAAGGCCAAGATTATTCGCCCACGAGATGAGCGCCGGCTTGTTGAGCACACCTAGCACGGTGGTTACTCCGGGTAAAAGTTTGCCGGCCTTGTCGTAATAACGGGTATGCGAACGTGAGCGTTTGGCGGCTACTGCTTCGGTGTTCATTTAAGACCTCAAAATGGCGGGATTTGATCGTCATCATCTTCAGGAACAACGATTTTCCCATTGCTGTAGGCGATCATCACGGTGTTTAGGATCGCAGCGCGGGCGGTGGAACGGTCAACCATTGCCTGAACTCGTCCGCCGTCGCGGTCAACTCGCTCCGTTTCATCATCCGGCTCTAACTTCATCGCCAACCCATGCGCCGCTTCCGCCAATGCGCGGTAAGCATCCCAGGTGATTTTACCGTTGCCATTGCCATTCGATGCCGTAGCCGTTGCTTCATAGACCTTTGCGATCTTGCCGATCTTGTATTCTCGACCCGCTTTGCTGTTTTTCTTCGTGATCTCTATATCAACTGTCTTGCCGACCAACTTGGCTGGATCTTCGTTGATATAGACTTGCTCGCCATTGCCAAGCAGAACCTTTGCCGATGTGCCAAACTCGTTGGTTTTGAGGTCGCTGAATGATTCAATTTTGGTTTGCATGATGGTCGCCTTTCTGGTTACGGAATAAATTTTAGAGTTTTCATTTTCTCGCGGAATTTATAAAGGTAATTCCCATCTAATTTTGGGTGCATTACTTTGTAATTTGAATGCGTGCCCTCCAGTGTTCCCATGACGCGGATGATTCAGCCAACCGGATTTTGTCGATATGCTCGCCGATTGCCATCCTGACGCTTTGTAAATCGTACCAACGTGAACTTCAGTGTCTTGGTAACTAATTAATTTAACAACGTGAGGTCGATTTTTTCTGATGAATCGCACCATGACAGACAACAATCTCGATGCTGTGTTTTTAGGTGCATCTGGTGCAATTGCGAAGCGCCTTAACTCACTGTAAAATTCGCCCGCATCCGGTAGTCTGCTGTGCCACAAACTGATTAATTCTCGATATTTCTTTCTTGAGCATTGTCGTAATGTGAGTTGGAGCGCTGAGGTCGGCACTTCCCCGCCATATTCCGCCTGGAAAAGCGGACATGCTATCCTTGCATCATCAGCGCGCATCGGTTTTACCGCTCCATTTACCGCTCATGGGATGTACTTCAATGTTTTCATTTGTTCTCTTGCCGTTGATTCTTGTGATCGGCCAGCCTCGAAGTAGTCGCGGGCGTTTTCATATTTGACCTTGGCCCGCAATTCTTCACCCTTGGCGATGCACATATTTTTTACGTACTCCCGAAACTCTTTAGAACCGCGCGCCTTGCGCTCTAGCTTGCTTTCCGAAGTGTCGCCGTCGTCCAGATCGTTCATCAGCGCGGCCAAGTAGTTTTTTTTGTCCTCGTCGAGCTGTAACCAGATTTGATGAATCTCGGCCCACTTCTGGCCGTACTCCTCGGCAATAATAATGCGCTTTTCCAGCTCACTTCGGCCGTTGGTCATACTCGCGTTCCTGTTCTTCCCAATCGTCCAGGCAATACCCGCAGAGCGGGATGCCCATGCAAATCCCGTTATCATGCGCCTCGCGCTCTGCCATTTCCGTTTCTTCCTGCTCGGTCTCGTGTCTGTCCTTATATCTGCTTGCGCTCATGTTCCACTCACCCTTGCCATAATGAAATTGAAAACCTCAACAAAACCTGGGACGCCCGCGCTCCATGCCGTGACAATGCACCAGCCAAGCCACCACATAAAACCTGACACGAGGCCGGCAGCCACAATCCACTCGATACGATGCTGATTAGATTTTATAGGGGCCTCCTTTATTGATAATAAAATTGCCCGTTGCGTAGCGTTTAGATTTGCCCAATTCATTTTGCCTCCATGCAATCCGGGCACGTTGATTTTTGATCCCGGCGACAATGCCAAACCTGCGGGCATTGCCAGACGGACTCGCACATATCGCAGAGATGGCTATGGCCCCACTCATCGTTGCGCGGATCATCCTTCCATCGGCGATATTCGCCATGCGTCATGTCGTCCTCATGCTTCATTGGATTGTTTCTCCCGGCTCGCCCTGGACGAGCTTGTTAATCATGTAACGGAGATTGTCTGCGTGAAGTTTTAGCTCCAACTTCTCTGCCTTGAGCTGGCGGTTCTCGGCGCGTAGCCGATCCAATTCGTCCAGAACAATATTGACGTTGGCACTCATTTCTAGCGCATTTAGTCTTAACTCCTCCACGCTGCGGGCATGCTCATCGAGTATTTCGAGCAGAGTTTTGTCAGTCATTGGCTTGCTCCTTTTTTTCTAAGCGCGGTCGTTGCCACGTCCTAGACTTACATTCCGGGCATTCTTTTGGCAGGGCAAATGTGCGAGGAATCCATGTATGTCCACACTTGCTGCATTCAATGTACTTGATCGTTAATTTCTTCATGTCATTATGATTATCATATGACAGAAGTTTGTCAAGCACCTATTTAATTATTTTCGAAAATAATTTATTGAGGCGGGGAAATGTGCTGCGCTTGCTTAATAGCCATCCGTAAATCAGCCGCCAAGGTCACGGCAATGGTAAAGACAGTTTGGCCCTCTTGAGTCTTGGTAGGTGTCAGCAGACTTTCATAAAGCGCGTTGACTAGGGTATCGGGCAGTTCCATAACGTGGTTTTATCTCTGTAGTATAGGGTCAGGCATGGGGGGCATATTACGGCTATAGGTGAAATAACACATTATACAAAAAACGGTGCCCGATTGGGGCTCTATGCCCATCATGCCGACGGCGCGGATAGACACTTCCCGCTTCGAAATTTCTGTCCACGCTTCCGGAGGCAGCGGCGGCCAGCCGCAGCCCGACGCAAACCATAAGGCGATCAGTATTGTGATCACCTCAAGCGCGGTTTCTATTTGCTTCATTTAAGAGTCTCTTTCATCTAAACGTAATCGACGGCCCTTGTCCGGTCAGTAACCCCACAATCCACAACACCACTAATACCACAATCACGACGCGGATAATCTTCAAAATAAAAGCATCGGTGACGAGATTCGACGCTACCCACCAGACAAGCGCGAGTAGGATCAACGCCACGAGAATCGGAATAATGGGTACGCTCATAGATGACCTCCTGTCAGGCGGGCCAGGAATCCCTAGCCCGCCCCCTTGGTTACCTTTAAGTTACGGAGTTGGGACTTGCCCGATACCCTTCAACTTATCGACTTCCGCCTGCAAACCGGCC